ATGAAAGTTATTAAATATCAACTCTGCATCAAGGTCAATCACGGCACAGAGGATGAGCCGAAGATTGAGCAGGTTTTCTCCGCTGTCACGCTAGGATGGAGCGAAAGTAATGAGAAAATTGCTAAAACAGAAGCCTATAATGGCAAGTATACTATTGAAGAAGAGCCAGATAATCGTCCATTCGACGAAATCCGAACAGAGAAATTATCTAGTCTTTCAGAAACTTGCAATCAAACCATCGTTGCTGGCATGGATGTAGAAACAACAGAGGGCGTAGAACACTTTAGTCTCGAAGAGACAGACCAAATTAACTTAACAACTGCTTTATCAGCTATCGAACAAGGAGCCAAGGGATATCCCTATCATGCTGATAAGAAGCTATGTCGTATGTTCACAGCAGTAGAAATTAAGGCTATAGCGGAAAAAGCTACCGCGCATAAATTATACCATACGACTCTCTGCAATCACCTCTTAACTTTAGCGAGACGCGCGACCACAACTGCAGAATTAGACGAAATTACTTATTCTGCGGATTGTCTTCCTCCTGATCTCGCGGAGAACATGAAGAAGATTCTAGTCGCGGCTGGGATTACTGAATAATTTTACCAAAAAATTTGGCAAAGTTGTTAAATCAATTTTGCCAAATTTTCATTATATAATGAGGTGATAAAGGTGTTATATGGATATGCAAGGGTTTCATCAAGAGATCAAAATCTAGACCGATAGATTATTGCATTAACCGATGCAGGCGTAGATAGAGATAATATCTTCGTCGATAAACAATCAGGTAAGGACTTCAATCGTCCAGCCTACTAGGATTTAGTGAGTACAATTCAGCCAAATGATATGATTATTATTAAAAGTATTGATAGATTAGGCCGTAATTACTCAGAGATTCTAGAACAATGGGGTTTAATTACCAAGACTAAAAAAGTAGATATCAAAGTATTAGATATGCCATTATTAGACACGTCATATTGTAAAGACGTTATGGGTACATTTATCTCTGATCTTGTCTTGCAAGTATTATCCTTCTAGGCTGAACAAGAGAGAACCTATATTAAACAACGATAGGCTGAAGGAATCGCGGCCGCCAAGTCTAATGGCGTCTAGTTTGGTAGACCAAGAAAACCTCTTCCCTCGAATTTCGAGGAATTATATCAGCGTTTCCGCAAGAATGAACCAATTACTAGACTTGCAAAAGAATGTCCAGAAATCTCAGAATCTACATTACGGCTCCGCTTGTAGGAGAGATTTGATTTGGACAGAAAAAGATAATCAATCTTCCTTTTGTTTGATATATTATATACAATAAGGAGGAATTATTATGCCAGAAATTGTGATTCAGATTATCCAGGTATGTGTTATTCCTTTGCTCGGTATCTTGACTAAATATCTCGTTGACTACTTGACTGCTAAGCGCGATGAGATTAACTCTAAGACCGATAATGAGACTGCTCAGAAGTATACTAATATGATTTATCAGACTGTTGTTGATTGCGTTATTGCAACCAATCAAACCTATGTAGATAGCTTGAAGAAATCTGGAAGCTTCGATGAAGCAGCTCAGAAGGAAGCATTTAACCGCACAATGAACGCTATTATGACTATTCTAAGTGACGATGCCAAGGAATATATTACCGAGGCTACGGGTGACTTGAATACTTATCTCACTCAGTTAATTGAGTCTGAGGTTAATAAGCGTAAATAACAAGAAAAAGGGAGCCTATTAGGCTCCCTATATTTTTTTTTCAAAAAAATTGGCAAAATTTTTGGCAAAAATGTAAAATCGTCCATAGACGATTTTCATATACTAATGAAAGGTCAAAGGAAATATTTTTTAGGAGGTAAAAAGTTTTGGCAACTAATTATCCATACTATCCACAGCAACCTATGTATCCAAGACCAGGTATTCAATATGTGGATCAGACCTAGCCGCAAATGGGTATTAAAGGCCGGCCTGTATCTTCTATTGAAGAGGCCCGCGCCATTAGCATTGATTTCGATGGCTCTGTATTTTATTTTCCCGACTTAGCGAATAGACGCATTTATACTAAGCAAATAAACATGGATGGCACAGCTAGTCTTAATGTTTATGAGCTAAAAAATGAGCCAGTCGTCAGCTCTCCTCAGTATGTTACTAGAGAAGAGTTTGAGACTACATTAGCGCAACTAAAACAAGCTATGTTAGGAAAGGAGCCAGAATCTCAGCCCGCTCCGGCGCAGCCGCAGTAGACTGAGAAATTTAAGTTTTAAGGAGACATGAATTATGAACCCAATGCAACTTATCCAAATGCTTAGGAGTGGACAGAATCCTTAGCAACTCGCTATGAATCTGCTAGAAAGCTAGATGGGCGAGACCCCAATGGGTCAAAACCTCTTAAATCTAGCCAAGAATGGTCGATCCGCAGATATTGAGCAAATTGCTCGTAACTTAGCTAAACAATAGGGAATAGATTTCGACAAAGAATTTGCCGCCTTTAAAGAGATGCTTGGCCTTTAATCATCTTATTAAAGGAGGAACATTTTTATGTTCAATAATTCTAATGGCTATAGTCTAGCTGATATTGCGGCTGCTACTGGTGGTAACAACCGCAATGATGGTATGTGGGACAACGGTGCGTGGTGGATTATTATCCTCTTCCTCTTCTGTTTCAACGGTGGTATGTGGGGTAATGGTTTCGGTCGCGGCATGGGCGGCCAAGGCGCTGGATCTCCTGCGTTCCAGGGAACTACAACTCGTGAGGAAATCGCTTATGGTTTCGACATGAATGGTCTTCAGAATAGTGTTCGTGGCGTACAACAGGGTCTCTGTGACGGGCTCTATGCTATGAATACTGGAATGTTGAATGGCTTTGCTGGTGTTAATAATGCAGTTTGCTCTCTCGGCTATCAAACCGCTCAGCTTGCTAACGGTTTAACTTCTGACATTGTTGCTAACCGCTTTGCCGCACAATAGGGTGTATGCCAGGTTGAAAATGCTATCAATCAGGCTCGTTATGATAATACTATTGGTCAGAATAGTATTGCTCGTGAGATTTCTGATTGCTGCTGCGAGAATGGTCGCGCTATGGAACGTGGTTTTGCTGATATTAACTATAATATGGCAACCAACACTTGCGCTATCCAGACCTCTATGGCAAATCACACCCGTGATATTATCGACAGCCAGAACGCTGGCACTCGTGCTATCCTTGATTATCTCTGCCAGGAGAAAATCTCTGATCTCCAGAGTGAGAACCAGGCTCTCCGCCTTGCTGCATCTCAGCAGGCTCAGAACAATTATCTGGTCAGCCAGCTTGGCACTAAGGCACCCGTTCCCGCTTATGTGGTTGCAAACCCATACTGCAACTGCGGGACCGCAGCTTATGGTTGCGGCTTAACTGCCTAAATTAACCTATAAGGGGAGAGTAATCTCCCCTTATATTAAAAACAAGGAGGATTTGTATTATGGAAATTACCGCTAATGCTGTGCAAACAGTCGCGGCTAATCAAGATGTTTTATTCACAAATGTTGCTATCGCAGGCAACTCTTCTACCGTTCATCGTAGCGGTAGCGGTCAAGTAACTTTAAGAGGTTTGACTAATTGCCAGTGTCGTGCGCGTTTTCGCGTGACATTTGGAGGTAATATTGCGGTTCCCGCAGATGGTACTGCTGGACCAATTTCATTAGCTATTGCTATTGATGGTGAACCTATCAATACCACTACCATGATTTATACGCCAACCGCGGTTAGCACTTATGGCAATATTTTTGGCGCTATTTTTATTGATATCCCACGTGGATGCTGTGGAAAAGTAAGCGTAAGAAATATTTCTACTATTCCAGTAAGCGTTCAAAACGCTAATCTAATTGTTGAAAGGGTGGCTTAATTTATGGAACGACTAAAGCATATGGAAGAAGTCTTGATGGGCTGTGTTCAGGCACAGTTAAGTCATCTTGATACGGTAGATACTGAGGAATTAGGTCAGGCTATTGATATGATTAAAGACCTTGAGCAGGCTAAGTATTACTGCTCTATTGTCAAGGCAATGGAAGAGGCTGAAGAGGACGAACCTAAAGAAAAGAGCCATCACCATAGAGATATGGATAGAGTATATGGAAGAATGTATTATGAAGGTCCAGACGGCCATTATCCATGGAAAAAGCGCGATCGCGATGAAGACTGGGAGAGCTATCCTTATTATCCTGAACGCGGACGCGAGATTGATATTCGCGATTCTCGCGAAGGCCGCAGTCCAGTAACTCGTCGTATGTATATGGAATCTAAACAACTCCATAAAGATAAGACAGAAAAGGTTAAGGAATTAGAGAAGTATATGCAGGAACTCTCTGAAGACATCGTAGAAATGATTGATGGAGCTTCTCCAGAAGAACGTCAAGTTCTAGAGAAGAAAATGACTAGCCTGACTAATAAGATCGCACAGTTAAACCTCAATGCTTAATATTAACGGGGTAAGTTGGAGGATATTGCTAGTACCTCCAACTTCCTCTACTCTTGCTAGGAGCGATGGGTCATTAGCTTCTGGTGTTTGTGATAATGATACTAAATGTATCTATATCAATGAGAATCTTAATTCTTCTTTAATGAAGAGAGTGTTATGTCACGAAATAACTCATGCTGCTATGTTCAGCTATGAAACTGATTTAACCGTTGAACAAGAGGAGCTATTAGCGGATCTAATAGCTACCTATGGACAGGAAATAATTTCTAAAACCAATGATATATTTCAACGATTAAAAGCAAATAAAGGGGACTTGTCAAGTTAAAGACAAGTCCCCTTTATTTTGTTATTCGGGTTTAATTGGTAGTTCCAATGCTAATTCGTAATATTCTTTAGCTTGACCATTTCCGCCTAATCCAGAATATATTCGATAAAACTCACTTAATTGGTCATATTGTTCTTGTGTCATATAACCCTATTTAATATAAGCTTTACAAAGCTAAACCAAACGGAATTTATAAGACGAAATAATTAGCTGCATATGACTTTTCTCAATATCTTTAGTTTCCATGATATATTTTCGGAGTTCTTCGATCTCTTTCTGAATCGGTTCAATACGAGAATCTATAGTTTTTTCTAGCTCAGTGTCTTTATTCTCTTCAAGTAATTTTTTGTAATTCTTTAACTAGCTATGTAAGTATTTACAAAAAGCTAAGGCTCCCGCTGATACTAAGCCGAAAAAAATTTCAACTAAATGTTCAGCAATAAAAGTAAACATAAAATCCTCCTTCCTTAAACCTCTCAAAAAATTTAAGAGTTAAGAAAGGAGGATTATTTTATTTAGACCGCATCCTTACCAAGCGCATTTATTCTTCTTGATATGATGAGTTCCAATACATACAGCATCCGCGATATCCTAGATAACATGGATACCATAATTCTATTCTACATATAGTTGAGCATTCTTTTTCTATTCTGCTCTTGTTCGACCCTTAATGCCTAAAGTAGATTTCCAAGATGCGGCGAGAACTGTTGAATGAGGAATCTGGATTTCTTGTAGTAACTCTGATACAACTCCATAAACCTCTGCCAAGACCTTAAAGGTCTAAACATTATTAGCCACATTGTTCTATTGCTAAATATCTTCAAAGATTACTTCGTCGATATTATAATCTGCAACTAAAGTCTAAATGCCCTATCGCAACTAAACTAGTCTAATATCAGTATTTGGATCATCTAAAGAAATCTTACCGTAGAACTTTAATTCACCATCTTCAAAGATAGCCCATCCCGTAACCTTTGAGGCTTGGTCAAGGGCTAACAAGCGACTCATTACTTACTTGTAGAACCGAATCCGCCTATGCGCTCGCCTGTCGCAGCATCATCATCGGTTACTCCATAAGTATGAATAATTCCTTGCCCGATCTTATCTCCACGCTTAAGCTGAATAGCAAAAGGAGAAAGATTGATAATCTGGAAGAAGATTTCACCCTCATTATCAGGGTTATCGCAATAATCTGCGTCAATGATACCGATACTATTACCAATAATCAACCAATGCTTAAGAGGGGTAGAACTGCGGGCGCTCAGTTCGAGATACTGACCAGGCTCAAGATGACACTTCATACCAGTAGATACCAGAGGAATCTTGGCTTTAAGCTCCTTAGTAAGAGCTGCCATTTCATCAAGAGAAAGGGGATCAATGAAACCATAGAAGTCTTCATGGCGTTCTTTCTCAAATAAGTCATCCTGAATCTTGGTTCTTAGAAAATCATAGGGAGGAATTACAATGTCCTCTGCGACTACAAAATCATAACCTGCGGAATTGGCAGTTGCACGAGTCGGCAGAGGTAGATCAACATCCGCGAAGCGAGAAACTTTCTCAAATTTAACCATTATCTGTATCCTCCATATTGATAGGCATAACCCCTTCAGGGTCTTTCTCATTGTCGATAGTAATAGTAGCAGTCACAAGCTGATACTCTTCAATAATTTCGCCCTTTGCCTTAATATATTTAGTAGCGTACTTAAAGGAAGTTAGCTCGCCAATACAGTTCTTGTCAAGCCACTTCCGCAGACGAAGAGCATCTTCGACAGTGGGTACGCGATACACATTCGTTGTTTTCAAAGTATACATCATTAAATACCTTCCACTTCAATTTTTTGCTTTGTGTAATTACTTGTAATTAACTGTTGTCTAATTTCTTCTACTACATGGGATGGAGCATCAATCTTTACAGAAAAGATATTAGTTGCATCCGCAAGTAAACCAATATTCTTCGCAAATTCAGAGATATTGGAGTCGATTACTGTCTACTACTGAGAATCATCTCGGCAGATATAAACACGGGATTCCGCGGAAAATGGATCGTAATGAACTACTAATACATCGTTCATACTTCAATCACCCCTTGTGTATAGTCAAACATGGCATACATAGAGCAAGTTTTATCTTGCTGAATCCAGAATTCGACCATGTCATTTTGCACTTCGATGCCTTTTAAAACGCCCAATGTTTTAGCAACATCAATCATTTCAAAAGCCATCTTCTTCACATCATGCTCTTGATTATAGGTATATACAGTGTAGTATCTACCATCTACATTTAACATCATGTAGTATTTAGAGTCATGCTTAGTTAGAAACTGTTCAAGCTTTTCAGTTGCCCTGCGGATTTCAGCTTTCGGCATCTTAGGAAGCTTGTTATAAGCAATCTAGTTCATTTCATATAATGTCATAGCAATTCTCCTTTTCTTTTATTATAATATCATAAAACTTTAGTTCTGTCAATTAGAATGGCTCCTAAAGAGTTGCCAATAAGTGCCACTATAAAGAAAGGAAACATTTCATAACAGAAAGAACCAGAAGCTATAAAATAACATAGGTCTGCAATACAGTGTTCACCGCCAAAGAGGATAAAACCTGCAACACATAATGGAACCATATATGGAGCAGAATTGCGGAAGCAAGAGACAGCAGTATACATAAACATACCACATACTATTGCTTTTATCATTACTAATCCAAGTGGAAGAGCTAGTTTTGTAGCGACCAAAGGAATAGCCGCGGAGTGCGGGAAGAACAAGAGTAAGCATACTCCGATTAAATTACCAGCAAGAATTGTAGTAATATTTTGCATATCTGCGGGATTCAGGTGCATAAATCCTATTGCGCCAGTATATAGTTTAAAGTTCATATTAAGAATGGTTAGAAGTCCTATAGAAAAGAGAAAGGCTCCTACTATTCCGTCGACTTGAAGATAAATATAACTAGCTATGGCAATCATCATGCCACCAAAAATAGCATTAATCAATATCATCATTTTCTAGTTCTAAGTCCTTTATATCATCTTCATTGTCCGTATCATCATAATATGCTTGACAACAACAATTAGGGTGGTAAGGCGGAAGGATTGCTTCATCTACTGGCCATTCACCTGCGTACTATGCGCACCCACCATCACAGTCTCCGCCACTATTCTCGATTATAACAAGTTGACTTAATTTGCCAACTTTATTTTGCATGACTGTATTTTTAATAATCTAGGTTTCATTTCTTAGCAACCTATCATATTTGTCAATTAAATATACCCGCATTGCTTGTTTATCTGCATATGATGCTGCTTTATACCAGTGGTCAGCGATTCTTTCATTTAAAGTTTTATTGTCTTTATTGTAGGTGAGAGATAATATATCGCTAACTTCAAAATCTTTCGTTCTAGAATAAATCTATTTTAATTCATTTGAAGTAATGCTATAAGTCTAAGTGAGAGAATCGTAGAATAATTGTTGAGTTTTATCTAATAGAGTCTTTGATTCTTCTAAAGCATTGCTATATGCAATAACTTGTTGAACAATTCGATTTAGACTAGATTCTACTCCAGCCTAAATCTTATCATTCATAAGAGTAATTCCCTTTTTAATCAATTCACGCTTTTTCATGGTAAACCTCGCGTAAGTTAATAATGCGCTGATTGCGGCTACCGCGCATAGGCAAGGTAATATCTCGTTCAGCTTGAATATAAGGGCCATCAATCAAGACATCCGCAGTCTTAAGGATTTCCCGCATATTGGTATCAGAAGAATGAAGAAGTTCTTCATATTTATTACCTGTCCAAATGTAGATTTTAGTATCCGGTAGCTCTTTCTTTACTGTTGTTACAATCAAGCGAGTAAGGAATGAGTTATTCTGGCATAAAGGTTCTCCACCCATGACACATAGATTTCTATGTATCCCATTAGCTTGCAATCCAGTAATGATTGATTGCAAAGTATCTTGTGTAAACTCTCTTCCGCCATCAAAATCCCAAGTCTCAGGGTTGTGGCACCCCTCACAATGGAAGGGGCACCCCTGAGTAAAGAATGATAGGCACACACCCGGCGCTGAAGAAAAGTCATTATAAATAATTCCTGCGTAACGAATAGGTCATTCCTCCAATCGACCAGCGTGTTTTACTCTATCATTTGTTTCTGCAATTTTACCTGCATTAAATGCAGTCGTATAGTTACCAGTTAGATAACCAGTCACTCGTCTAAGCTGCTGGATATGATGGCTTCCACAAACAGGGCAGTGATCATTAAATTCGTCCATGAAACCACATTCAAGACAAGTATCATTAGGAACATTGATAGCAAAGTAAGGAATGTCATGTTCCATAGCATAATGCACTAGAGTTTCCAAAGCATCAATGTTATTTTTGACACCGCTATCAAGTTCGACATAAGTGATGCAACCAGCAGAAGAATACCCAGTTAACTGGCTTTCAATATCAATCTTATCGAACGGAGACATTTCTTTCCAGACTGGAACATGAATAGAGTTAGTAAAGTAATCTCTGTCACTCACATTAGGAATCTCTCCATACTTCTCTTTGAATTTTGTCATAGCGGTATAGCAAAGATTCTCAGCAGGTGTATAATATACACCAAAGTTTAACTTATACTGTTCTTTAAACTCTGCACATCTATCCTTGAAGAGCTGTTCAATTCGTTTCGCTAGTTCCATACCTTCTGGAGTAGTATGGTCTTGACCGATAAGGATTTGCAGAGTCTCAGCTAGACCGATCTGACCAACAGCAAGAGTACCATGTCTAAGAGCACTACGAGTAGTCTTACCATCATATCCTGCCATTAAGCCGTTCTCATACATGAATTTAGCGGATGCCGCGGGTTGAGAGCAGATATAATCAAAGCGTTCAATCAGCATATCTTTTGCTTCATGGATCTTCTGGTCAAGTTTATAAAGGAATCTGTCAATTAAAATTTGTCTATCATTAAAAGAATAATGGCCTTTTACATCTGCATCAAAGTTAATCTTACACTCCATAGCTAAAGTAGGCATGATAATAGTTACGGGGCAAATATTACCACGACCATCTTTTGTTTGACCCATACCGTTGATATCCCAGCCATTTGCGGTGCGGCAGCCCATAGTAGAGAAATAGGTCTTGGGGTCATTGATGTCATATCCCGCATTACCAGACCAATCAACATTAGCATAGTTGGGATAAAGTCTAGTTGCAGTAGATCTTAGAGCCAGTCTAAACAGATCATAGTTTGGATCACCGGGCTTTTGATTGACGCCTTTCATGCACTGGAAGATACCACATGGGAAGATAGAAGTCTTATGTAATCTACCAAGTCCCTCAATAGAAACATCAAGCAATGCTTTCGTGACCATTCTACCTTCTGGCAACGTACAAGTACCATAGTTGATAGAAGTAAAAGGTAATTGATTACCAGAGCGAGACTGGAGAGTATTAAGATTATGATACATACCTTCTACAGCTTGATGTACTTCTTTAACAGTCATATCAAGAGCATATTGATATGCTTTATCATAAATCATATATTCATTATCTTCAATTCCAGCAGTATCTGGGATATGGTCAAAAAGCTCTTTATCGGAGATATTCTCAATATACTTTAAACCTTCAATATAGTGTTTTCTAAAACTTTTTCTTACATAAGGAACCATAGTCCAGTCAAGATGAGTAGCACTTACTCCACCAAACTGCTGTAAGGATTGAAGCTGGAAAATAACAGCAACTAATTGGAAAGCAGTATTCACAGAACCTGCGGGCCGCACGTCAGTCTGTCTAGTATTGAAGCCTTTTGCAAGTAGATCATCAAAAGGAATAGAAAGACAGTTGTGCATACCAACTGCATATGCAGATAGATCATGGATATAAATTTCATTGTTCTCGTGATTGCGGCGAGCCATATCAGAGACGCAGTAATCTAGAGCGTATCTCTTCATTTGCAAGTCAGAACCTGCGCCAACTCGACCGCCGAATGACATTTCATCGACATTAGCGTTCTAATTCTCAATGGCTGTACCGTTAATCTTCTCAGAGAAAGCCTTAATAAAATCGTCTCTACCGGAGCGCGCAACTTCTCGCTTATAGCGATAACGAATGTAGGTTTTAGCCACGTCCTTGCGCTCAGACCGCATGAGGAAGTCTTCAACCATGTCTTGAATTTCCTCAACAGAGATAATTTTATCTGCGGTTTTTACACTATACTTAATTTCATCAGCAATATCATTTGCTGTATCTTCTTCATATAAAGTACCATCAACTTCGATAAAAGCCTTATTGATGGCATTAACGATTCTTTGCTTATCAAATGGTACAAGGATACCATTTCTCTTTTTCACTTGTAGCAATCAAAACACTCCCTTGTATTATTTTTATGAACGGATACTATATCTGGTGTTTTTGATAAGCAAATTTAACAAAATTGCCCAGTTATAAGATCGACAGCACGAAGTAAATCGCCTGCATCTTGATTTTTAATTACTTGATAATCAATATCCTCTAAATCTTCAAAATCTTGTTCATCTGTCGAGAATCGTCTAATAATCTCCTTAATATCAGGATTCTCTTCTCTATTCAACTGCCTGATTAGACGTTCTTTATCGCTAGTCTGCACATAATAGGCAGTTAAGTCTACGAGTTTATCTTCCATAAGACATCTAATACCTTGAGGGTTAAAGACGCCCACATTGATTTTATCTTTTAATAAACTAGATAAAGCAGTTCCATAATGCCAATCATTAAATTCAGTTGCTTCTAGCATATCGCCATTAAGGACTTTCTCTGTGAATTGATCAATTGTCAAGAAGTGATAGTTTACTCCCTCTTGTTCTCCTTCGCGAGGAGGACGAGTAGTACAGCTCACAATCTCATTAAATTTATCAGGATCTACTTTAACGAGAGCGCGAAGGATTGTATCCTTCCCGCTCCCAGCTTTACCAAACAAAGCGATGACTTTGACTTTATTCATCTTCTTCTTCCTCCCCAGTTGCTCTCTCACTTCTTAAAACAAGAGAACCATCAGCAGTCACTTCATCAATATGATATAACTGGTGACCATTAGAACTTGCATACTTCTTAGTTACAAATTCATCGCCTCTGCGGATACCTTGCACCATAATCATAGTGCCACGGTTGAACCAAGACTTCTCAATGACGGTTTTAGTTCCATCACTATTCTTGCGGAAGGTCTGCTTATCGAACAAAGCGAAATACTCCTGTCTGAACTTAACAGATACTACACCTGTTGTTGTGAGTAGATATACAACGCTCTTAGTCTTATTTTTTGCAATACAAGTTCCGCAAATTCTATTGAGCTTATAGATTGGAATAATAGATGCGCCTTTCTTGAAAGTCTTTTCAATAATTGGCTCTTCAGGTAGAGAGAAGAAGTCTACTAAACCATACTTCTGAGTATTTACATCGCTCAATTCATGGTCATGGTAATAAAAGCACAGGACTTCCATTTCCCAAGAGGAGATATTTCCTTTAGCATATTTTTCCCAATCTTGCATGAAGATTCGAGTATTCAGTTCATCAAGAATACTATCTTTATTCTCTTTAATCCAATCTCTAAATATATCCATTTCCTTCTGATAGAAGTTATCCCAATCTTTAACATTGAATAAGAACATATCATTCTCATTCACGATATTCTCCTCGATGCCACCGACTTGCGTACTAAGTTCATAGATGAAGTCAACCGCTCGTTCATCCAACTTATAATAAGTCCCATCGTACTTACATTCTGCTTTTAGATACCGATTGAACTCATAGATCCGACGTGCAAGAACTTGTTCTTCTGTATTTTCAGGCAGAAGACCATAGCGAATAAGACCCGGCATATTCTGTAGAGTTAAACGCTTTTTTCTGTCGCAGGTCATCCACAAATATTGTACCATAGCTTCTTTACGATCGCAGAACTGATCAAAAGCACCGCCCTTAATAAGAGCAATCATAGCTTGCTTATTAGGCGTTACTCTATAATAAAAATCAACCATAGATACATATGGACGATTTGCAATAATCTCTTTAATCAAATCATTGTTGACATTAGTTAAACCCTTTAGACCAAACAAGATTTGATTGTTCTCTGCGTCGGGCTTAAATCCAAGTGCAGAATGGTTAATATCAACAAGAGATACCTTAATACCCTTGTTACGAATTTCACCAATAGCCTTTGCTAACTTTGTATAGTCAGATTGCTCGCCTTCATCTTCATCAATAGCCCCGCTATTAACGATTAGGTACGCAGTATTCCAATACACGGGATTGAAATGAGTGGCGAGATAAAGAGTTTGCATACCAACAAAGCTATAAGCAAGAGCATGGATTACAGAGAATGAATAACCCATCTGCGGGCCGAGGCCAAACTTCCAGACATATTTACCCAATGTCTCTGACTTTGCAGTATCCAAAACCTTTTGGTGAAGTTCTGGAATCTTATTCATCTGCTTCTTACCAACAATCTTTCTTGCGGCGTTTGCTTCAGCCAGACTAAAGTTGCAAATATCGGGGTCCCGCAGCATCTTCATTAACTGCTCCTGAGAAGGAGGTACACCATAAGATGATAAGAAGTAAGGCTCCAAAGTCTTTTGCTCTTGTTTCGTCAGACCATTATTATCCATCTCTTGATACCACAAAGAAATATTATTCTTATATCTGACATACTTTTCCATCGGAGTTTCTGCGCCCGGCTCAGAAGCCATAAGACGCATTAGACCATTTGCGTCCGCCATTTCGAGAGGATTATGCGGACGGATTTTCTTGGCCGCTTGTGCACCAACTGCACTATCGAACTGGAAGCAACCAATTACATCACCATTTGCCAGAGCAGTCCACATAGCTTCATCATCCTGCGGAAGAACAGATGGATGTAGATATTTATTATAAACCTCTCTAAGAGTTAAGTCTTTCTCAATAACTCCATCAGCTTGAAGAAGCTCAATAGTCTGAATGATAATATCCTGTACGCTTGTTAACAGGAAGTCATATTTCACAGAGCCTGCGGCTTCCTGGTCATGTAGATCCCACTGGGTAATCAATGCGCCCTTTGGGGTACGCATGACTGCGGCAGAATCATAGATATTTTCATCAAAGAGAATAACACCAGATGCGTGACTACTTCTCTTATTCACCATACCTTGAATACGAACAATGATGTCTAAGAGTCCATCATACTGCGAAACCGCAGTTACAAATGCTTTAACAGGCTTTCTGCCTTTCTCTTGATTGCCATTGACAACATCTTCAATAGGCCACAAGAAACCACGCTCTTGAGGAATCAAAGAACTCAAATATTGTGCTTCATCAACATCAATACCATCTGGATACTCCTCAGAACGATAACCTCTACACGCAGTCAAGATTGCAGATTTTGTACCTTCTGTGCCGAAAGTGCAAACCTGAATAAGACCAAGTTCTCCTCTTTCCTTGCGGATTTCGGCGAAAATCTTCTGAATTTTAGACGGTGCTAAGTCAAGATCGATATCACCTAACTCAACACGTTCATCGTTAATATAACGCCAGAATGGTAAATCCCATTCGATAGGGTCAAGCTGAGTAATACCAAGGAGATAATGATTCAAAGCTGCACACGCAGAACCACGACCTGCGCCAACTGTACTGCCGCAATCCCAGAACAAATCTACATAGTGTTTCAATGTATTAGGATATGCAAACATACAAGTCTGCAACTTTTCACCGATAACTCTCTTTACTCTTGCTTCTTCTTCAAGTCTTTCCCAATACTCTTTCTTGTGGATAAGACCTTTCTCTTGCATCGCAATGATACACTCTTGAATCCAATATTTCTCTTGCTCATTATCGGATTCAATCAAAGAAGTGAGTACCTTATAGTCGTCACGGAAAGTATCCATCATATCTTCTGGAACTCGTGACCAATCATACTTATCATAATGAGTTACTTCTACTTCTGGAATAGACTGATGCTTCTCAAGAGAGTAAAACTCAATCTTATCCTTGATTTCATTGGAATTGTCGTAGATCCAATAAATTGTATTTAAGTCGTAGCTAGACAAAAGTAAATCTGTTGCCTCTTGCTCAGACATAAGATAAGTAAACTCATAAAATGAATCAACTTCTCTTTCTCCACATTTGGAATTAAGATATGATTTATGCACATATCTATCTTCCTTAGTGAGATAGTGAGCATCTGTGCCAACACACATCTTTACATCAAATGCTTTAGCGATGCTAAGCATTCTCTTGTTCGCAATAATCTGCTCTTGATTGTCTGCTGGCGCACACTCTATATAAAAATCATCTTTACCAAAGACATCAATACCGAACTCCATAAAGTCGATAATCTGCTCATGGTAACGATGCGCATTATTTTCATCGTTAGCTTTTTCGCAAGCATCAAGATTTAGAATGGATTGTCCCAATTCTCCACCGATACAAGCGGTTGTGCCAATAATATCTCCCTTAAATCTCTGCATAACCTCTTTGAGTTCAGATTTGAGGAGAGGCACTCTTTCCATTCGACGGTCATAATAACCGTTCGTCCATGCAATAGAGGATAATTCTTTCAGACCTCTATAGCCATGTTCATTCTTTGCGAGAAGAATAAAGTGATAATACTTCTGGCCCATTTCTCGCGTATCGGTCAGATAAATTTCGTTGCCCAATGCCACGGTAAACTCAGGATGAGTTTCCTGAAGCTTTTTTGCATACTTGTTGACTCTCATATGGGCACTCAACGACTCGTGGTCTGTGATTGCGATTCCTGTCAATCCAAGCTCGATAGCTTTGTCAATCAACTCTTCCGGGTGATTTATACAGTCGAGAAGACGGAGATTGCTGTATTCTGTATGAGCATGATTGTTGAAATAACTCATAAACTGTCTCCTTTACCTTTTATATAAACATTATAGCATAATTAAATACAAAAAGCAAGTTATCAATCTTTTAGTACCAAGGTTAATTTCTGCGAAGCCCTTGTTACAGCCGTGTATAGCCATCTTGCATGGTCTGCTCTTTTAAGCACCTCTTCAAGCACTAATACTTTATCATACTCACTACCTTGACTCTTATGAACGGTAATGCAGTAACCATAATCAAATTGCTCTGGTCGCAACTGCTTAGGAAACATTCGGAAGTTTTCCTTGTTTACAGTTGCTTCTTTTGTGGTGATAAGCTTATAGTCCATCAAGAGTTCATGGAATACCTGATCACGAGGATCGGTTTCATCAATGGTCTCTGGTGCGAAATCAATGATGCACATGGGATTAAGCCATGGATTAGGGTAAGTAGCAATCTCTTCGATTGTGCCGATGGTTCCATTAACAAGAGCATCACCTGTGGCAGTAATCTTATCCCAGTTATTCTTAAGACAAATAACCTTATCTCCAACAATAGGAGCAGGAATATTTTCGCCATATCGCATATTACGATAATAAGTATTCATAGTATGACGAGTGATATTCTTGCCACAGAGGATTTGATCCGCCCATGTGAACATACCATCACAAAGGTCTCTCTGTCGAACTACGTTGATTTCAGAACCCTTGTAAGGTTTGATGATCTTACCAGCTCGAATATCTGCGGACAGGCGGATAATTTCGCTTTCTGCGGCCTGCCGCATAATTTCGTCAAGGAAGATATGCGGATGATCGAGGATACCATTCTCCTCGCCAATAGGAGGTAACTGACCTGGGTCGCCGCAAGCAATTACATAAACATTATGCGATAGTAATAGCTCCCACATCTGTTTTGGCAGCATAGATACCTCATCTACCACGACAATGTCGCAATCAGAGTTGAGTGACTCTCTTGGAATATGAATGAAGGTGCCATCAGCTCGCTGTAAGGATTTATAGAGCAGTCGGTGCGCAGTCATCGCAGTTGGACAACCTTTATTTCTTAGCACCTGTGCGGCTTTGCCAGTATAAGCAATATAGGCCACTCGTTCAGGGTTGATATCTAGAGCAGAAATAATGAATTTAATAAGTGTTGATTTACCAGTACCAGCGTATCCAGCAATCACGGTATAGGGTTCATTTTGGTGATATCGCTCTACTGCGATTCTCAATCCTTCCTCTTGTTTACGTGTTAGTTCCATTTTCCTTCTCCTTAATCGCTGCATCTACTTTAGCTTTTAAATCATACAAATCTTCCAATCTCACGTCATAGAGCAGTCTAGTATTCATCGGTAGTGTAATTAAATCTCCATTTAGCTTATAGGAGAGTTGTTCATGCAGCGAAGCTACTTCTGAAACATTCATACTAGTCATATCTACATATAAAATATTCATACCACTTTTCCTTTCCAAAAATAGTAAACCCTATTTTAGTTTCGGCGAACGGCCGTCTAGGTTCCGGCCAGTTCGTCGATTCTTTATTTTAACTTATGAAGTAATTATATGCAGCAATAGCATTTTGCTGTCGCGTATAATAGCTCCCAGAACCGCATCTCTCATAGCATTTAGCAAATGCTAGAGCAGCGCTCTTAATGTCGGTTAAATTCAAGAAACTATTGTAATCAAAATGTCTCTTATAAACATAACCGAATGTATCGAACTCGTACTCAATAGTATCTCGCAGATAGTCGCATTGCTCTTCTAACGAGGCTCCCCATACATTTGAGTAGGCTTTATTCCATTGACATATACCATAATATCCGTTACCAGAAATCGTGGCTTGAATGTCTAATGTGTTACCTCCAGTTTCAGCCATTATATTACCAAGAATGCCAGCGCAAACTTGGTTACTGTAGCCCAGATCTTTGAAGTAGGTCCATATATAAGTAGCTGTTGGGTACTCTTCTTCCTTTTGATGCCAATGTTCCATGAGTTGATCATATATGCTTTGATATTTCATTCTCAAAGCATTTGCATCAGCGTGTTCTTGTTTTGCTAATACAATGACGTCATGGTCTTCACTATAGCCTAGCTATCTAGCAGCTTCAGCCATTTGATGTGCGGCGTTCATATTCGAGATTTGTTCCGCAATAAGCTCAACCAATGTATCCATATCATCAAGAGTATAACTAACAGTTTCGTTATACGGCACGGAATAGGCTTGAGTAGTGACCGCTAGGCCATAGCTACATCCGCATAAAGACAATATAATGATTAAACTTGTGATAACTTTAATAAAACGACTCATTTGATTGTTCCTCCTTTAGTAAGAGGTCGCGCAATCATTAAAAATAATATTCCTGACGATTTATAATCTCATAATTCTAAATAATAAGTTGTGGTGTTACAGTATTGAAGTATTTATTTACTTCGGCCTTACCCACAAGATTAATAGTCACGCAACCGTTTTCGCTGAACAAACTATCCAGCTCCTCTTCGCTTGATTTAAACTTGATGCAAGTAACTCCGTTGGGTAATTGGATCTTCAACGTGGGGTTCCTATCTCTTGCCATGAGTGTAATCATGTCTTTTGTTACTGCAACATTTTCCACCGCGATAAGTGGTTCATCAACATTTTGACCCCAAAGATTTTTCATGTTACCTAGTTCAAGAATTTCTTTAGGATTAAAGTTGTTTACAGAATGAATAAAATCCACTTTATAACTTGGTGAAAATTCTATATCCTTGAGTGCATTATCGGCATATTCGAGAAAGGCATCAAAATTCTCGTCTAAGATACCGAAACCAAATGCATTAGGATGACCTTCAGCAAGATAAACTAAACCGCTATCTCGACAAAAGCCTCTGAAATCATTTAGTTTAGATTTCTCATATCCACGTGCCGAACCGCTCCAAGCGATTTTCCCATCTTCTTCTACTTCCACTAACAGTGCCACAGGACGCTGGTATTCTGCCATAAGTTTGTTAGCAATTAAACCAGTGATACCTCTATCAAAAGAAGGGTGTTCTAATTTAATTAACAAAATCTTATGATCGAGAAGTTTATTATCCTCGATGATTGCTTTAACCTGTTCAACCGCGGCATCCTGATTTCTCGTTTGCCGATTCTTGACATTAGTGCAAGTCCGCAAACTTTGTTCCAATCTTGTCTCTTGCTGACCAGAGCATCCTCTCTTAGTTGAAGGAACTAAATCAAAGGCTTTCCAGTTAAGCATCGACTCAAATAATAAAGTCTTTTCAGTCATCGTTCCAACTCTTGTAATTGAGTTAATAAGTGGTACAATATAGAAAGCCACCCCGATAGGAGTAGGGTGATCGCCTAACTGGTAATGATTCTTTTCTGCCATACCTTTGATAAATGGATTTTGAATTTGATTTAATCCAGTCTGAACTAGATAGTGTGTTTCAAAATCTCTTAAATCCATCATATCTCCAACTAAGCCAATAGCTACTATATCCAAGAATTGATCCGCTTTCTGTTGATCTGCGGGAAGCAGAGAATCAATAAACTGACATAGCTTATAAACTACACCAACACCGGAAAGCGATTTAGTAGGATAATCACAAAGTTGATTATTCACAATACAAGCATATTCTGAAATTCTCTCAGCCTAGTGGTGATCCAATACAAGAACTTCAATACCCTTATCATGAAGAGCTTTGTGAATATCATAGTCATTAGAGCTTGAATCTGGAGCAATGACTAATGTTGTCTCTGGTGGAATCAACTCAGGGTTAATACCATGAATCTTGCCATCGTGGAAACTATATGAAATATGCGATATAGCAGATGGGAATACAGCATGGATATAATTCAATAACAAAGCTGCTGAAGTGTATCCATCGCAGTCGCTATCCACTTGCACATGAATATGAAAACTATCTTTACTAAGTTGATTAAAAATCATCTTAGCTGCACTCTCAATATTTTTGAGTAAAAGGGGCGATAAATTATCTGATTCTGATACATTAAGATAATGGTCAATATCTTCAAATTTAATTCCTCTATTTGTCAACACCTGTTCAATAGCGGAGTAACCGTCATGAATAGGCTTAATCAGCTAATAATCCATGATTTACCTCCTTAACCTTTTGGAATAATTCGTTCGGCTAATAACTTCTCAAAAACTTGCGGCCCTTGGTCAATAGGGCTAGCTTTATAAGGTGAAATCATAGCTTTATCGAATATAGCTGTTACTCTTATAGAGTTATTATATTTATTATAAAAATGAATAAGTTTAGCTTTTAATCGCTTAAACTCATCATCGCTAATTTCTTGGAACTGCCTATCAAGAGCAATCACAATTTCTCTCGCGCCAACTTGTTTCAACAAATCAACCTGATAGCTCGATAAGCTACTTCCGCAAATAGCGACAGAAATATCATTCTCATGCCCATAGTATGATTGATACATCAAACAAGACTTTTCGCTCTCAAAAATAATCGCCGCGTGGATTTTAGCGATATTATCTTTGCTATTGTTTAAGTTATACAGATTCATACTTAATGGATGATTGTATAATTGCTTACCAATCAATAGAGGTCTATATTTACCATATCTTTCAGCTTCATCTGCCGCTAAAGAACGACCTCTAATACCAATCAAACGATTATCAATATCAAAATGCGGAATTGTGATTTGCTCGCCGCCAGGATAGTAGCCAATAAGATTTTTCTTACTTACTTCATCACTAATTCCTTCTCGCTCCCAACGAGAAATTCGAGGATAAACAAAGCGAGTAAGAATAACTGGATCATATTCTTTTAGTTGAACCATAGGTTTCTTTTCTGGAAGCCGCAGATTGTGTTTCTTAAATATGTCCCAGTCTTTTAACTCCGATTGTTCCTCTTGTTTTTCGATACCATCAAAACCAAAGTACGATGCTATATAATCCATAGCATCGTACATTTCCCATTTCAGTTGCTTTTGATTTTTCATTACCTTGATACATAGGTCAAAGATATCAAAAGTAGGATCAATACAGCCAGTATAGCATCTAAACAATCGAGTATTAGTGTAATAATAAAGCTTGCGGGAACCTTCGCCAGGTAAATTGTGACAAATGGTTTGGGAGATAAGCCCTCCATCTGTGTACTCAGGCTCGCCTCCCCAAGCTTCTACCAAGTCATAAATCTACTCTAGTTCTAGTTTCTCCTTTAGCTCGTCTTTATCATAATAACGAGACATTACTCAATAATAACGAGATGAGTTACCGTACCACGCAGACCATAACTCTCATTGATAATCCCCATTACATACTGATAAGGGTTCTTCTTTGCTTCATCATCCTTACGAGTAGAAAGAATACCATCAAACTGCTTCTTAGTAATCTGATAATCAATAGCCTTAGAGTTCTTCATATTATCTTCTCCTTAATTATTATCCCATGCACTGGGTCCATCATCTACAATAACCTTAATATCTTCAATACCAACCATTTCATGATGCCAAGTGGTACAAAACTGAGGATGAATACGACAAGTACCTAAATCCGCGGTACACCACAAGAAAACGCCCTTATAAGAGCCTCGTCTGTTCTTATAGACAGAGAGTTTAATGTTCGGTCTTTGAAGATTGGGGTTTGCTTCAAGAATTGGTTCTAACTTTGCTAAGTCTTCTTCTGAAACACCTAGCAAAATCATACCTACGTCAGCTCGGTCGGCAATACTCTTAGCACCACGTAGTAAGTTCTGGTCAGGAGTTTCGCTATCTTTATAATCACCATTCAGCTGAGTTGCTGACATGATAAAAATACCATATTTATTTGCCAAATCTTTCAGTCTTGCGGAAAGCATAAACAAGATATTATCCTCTCTCAAGCGGATACCGCCTGTCTTCTTGGTAATTTCCTCCAAGATTTTCAAAGAGGTCTGAATATAGTCGAATAAGATATACTTAACATCATGTTCTCGAATATTCTTCTTAATCTTATTCTCAACATCTTGCAAAGAGAAATCTGGTAATTCCTCAATCCAGATAGGACTATCTTTAATAATCTTCGCCGCCTCTACGACTCGCTCGCGTTCTCCCTCAAGATACTGACCGTTAAGAATATGCTCCTCATTTACGCAAGAAAGAAAAGCCAACATCATTGTTTGAACTTCACCTTTATCTTGCTCTGTGGCAATAAAGAGTGTTGGTTGAGACGCGCCATTCTTAATCCAACCAAACTGTTCATGGTAGATACGATTACACGCAAAATTGCAGGCATCCGCGATCATACTTCTCGTTTTACCGATACCAGTAGCTGCGGACCGCAAGTAATATTTCCGCAATCTTGCTCCTCTTGTTACCGTATTGATAAGCGGTCCATAGAGAGGAATACCGACCTCTGGATGCTTCTCAAGGTCTTCGATTAACTCCATGATACCATCACCCGCTTGATACCCAAGACCTAAATCATCTTCAATATACTTACTCTTGATTTCATCAATCTTGGTATCAATCGTATTTGCAATATCAATTAGTGAAGTTGCATCTAACCAATCCTCTTGTTGCTGACGCTTCTTAGTATCAAGAAGATTATCTGCGTCATACAATCCACTTACATCCACTCCATAGCTATCATAAGCTCTTAACAAAGTGAACTTTTTCAATCTACCATAGTAGTAGTTAAAAGTGTCTTGTCGAGCATTTTGAGAAGCTTCTAACAGATACTCAACACCTTTATTCTTCTTAAAGATTGCATCAAATTTAGGTCTATTGGCTAGATAGTCAATAATAGCGTCGATATTAACCTGACTACCTGTCAGATGAATATTATACATACTACCGAATACAATCTTGTGGAAATCTTCTACGAAGTCCTCTTCGTGGATCATATACTTGTCTGTGTCATCGAGAATCGCGGCATTATTGAAGACACAACCGATAATCTGTGTGATAGCAGCAGTATCAACATAACTACTATTCATGTATCTTCCTCTCCTTCGTCTAAGAATGTAAATAATTGCCGCGTATGCTTCATTGGCTCTCTCTTAGGAGGAACAATGTGAATCTCCCGCACAGGCAAATTATACTTCTGAATTTCTACTCCCTTATTGCGCTCTTGAGCTTCCCATAAAGCTCTCCAATAGTCAAATGCTTTATCATATACCCAAGGAATAATACCGATACCACCGTTAGCTTTTTCGATCGGATTACCCTTAACTTCAAAGAAAAATTTTAGCGTTTTTCTCATTCCAGAATAGCTATAATTTTTTTCTTTTCTAAAGATATCCATTTGTTTCCTAATTTTGACTGGAATAGTGCTAACTCCAAATAATTCCTTGATATATTCTTCTAATTCACGCTTGTCTTTTTCTTCTTGAGTTTGATTTTCTTCTTCGGTCCTCGCACAAGCTACATGAGCATATCGTCTTGCGTTTGGTTTTACGAAAGGCTCGGTATTAGCATCAAACATCTGGCCGCAGTACAAGCACTTCACCATATGTTTTGCCATAATCATTACGCTCCTTTCTTTACATTTTCTATAACTATTATACCATAATTATAATAAAAAATCAAAAGGAGAGTATCCATACAAGAATACTCTCCTTTAATCTTAGCCCTTAATTAGAAGCTCCAAGTCATGAACAATAAGATCGATTTGTTCAGCTTGCTCAGGAGTACATTCTCCGACTTTCTTTCCCCTACCAAGATACTTATCAACAATAGCGGTAATCTTACCGGCATTAGACTGATTAGCAGACATCAATTCGCCAACCAATTCTTGGAAACGAGCATTTAGTCGATCAAAATCATAAGTTACATCTTCTGTAACTACCTGAGTAGCTTCATTAGAAATAAACTTACCACCAGTCTCTTCTGCCTGCTTGTCGATAGCTTCCGCAATTGCATTTACTAAGTTATCATAGGTAAACTCAATAGAGTTCGGGATATACTTGAAACGAGAACCAGCTACATAACGAGGAGTGCCTCTCATAAAGAGACGAGTCTGAACGCCCTCGTCAGTATTTACGGAAGTAGAATAACCGATGATGTCGCAAGTTCTCTCGCAAATCAGACGACCTCTCTTATCAAGAGTAGGAACGATTTGGTTATACTCATTACCTTCTTCGTCCTTAAACACCTTGTCAGTAGAGTGAGAAATCAAAATCAGACCATAATTCAACTGAAGAATCTTGCGGATCGCCTCGTCGAATTCGGTACCAACCATGGAATAACCCTTACCATAGGGTAGATCCGCGATGGTATCAACACCTTCACGATTGCAGACATACTTCTCGCAATAGCTATAAGCAATATCTGCGGTGTCAATAACAATGGTCTGGAACTTTTCCTGTACTTCTGGAGTTTTCAGCTCTGTAAAGAGCTTCTTAAATTCGCCCCAGCTATTGATAGGCTGGGCATATACACCAGGCAACGCGTTATAACCTTTCTCAAAAGCGAGAAGAAGCGCGCCGGGAAATTTACTGGCAATCGTAGTCTTACCAGACTTAGGAGTGCCATAGAATAAAACTGAATATCCTCTTAAATCTCTTGATACTTCATGTGGTTTAAGGTCAAGCAAACTCATAATTATCTTTCTCCTTTAATTATTTTATTTATAATGAGGAAATGAAAGGGGTAGATAACTACCCCTTATTTAATTAGAAGTTGTAGTCGCCCTTTGCAGGAGCCGCAGTTGCTTTAGAAGCACCGGCCGCAGCCGCGTTACCACGAGAAGCCTGATACTCGTCCTGACGCTTCTTAATCTCAGCAAGATGAACCTCACGAGCGGTCATCATCTCACCCAGTTCAGAAGCCAACAAAGTATCTTCGCTATCCCACTCATAAGTCTCAGGCTGTGCCCAGTTAATCACAAAGTCACGCTGAGAAGTACGAGTTTCCTTTACAACAGCTTCACCAAATGCACTCTCTTCCTCGGTCTTGCGTACAATAGTTTTGGATACCTGAATACCCTGAACTCTGGTGAAGACAGGAGAACTAGAGGAAGCGCCGAGATTTTCGAAATAATCGAGAGCTTTTGCGGGAGCGTATGGCTCATAAACACTAAACTCAACAGGGAGCAGAGCATTGCGGAAGTCAAACACGCAACCCTTAACAATTACCTTTTCGGGAGTTTCCTTCTCTTCATCGGCCTCAACACGACGGACATTAGTAATCACCATATCAGTGTTGAAAGTTGCACGACTCTTAGGCTCGCACAGTTCCTGTACCTGATGTACGAAACCTCCCTCGTTACGACGGACAGACACCAGATTACCATCCTTATCATACCACTCATTTAGACCAATGGCAGTATCAATACGGACCTTACCTGCGTTCTCTTTGCCGTGTTCCATTACAGAACCAATCTTGCCATCAATGATAGATTGCAGAACATTAAAGGTGTTATTAGGCTTGCCCTTAGCGGTCACCGCAGTTACATAAGTGAAATGCACTTGCACAACATTGAGCATCTCGTCATCAGTTGCCACGCTAAGAGTACCACTAATAAACTCAGTACCGGGATTCTTAGAGTTAGGACCGCTCTCCTTCATTTCCAGCTTGTGCTCGTAAACATAACCTTCGACATGGGATTCATTCTTCATTTTCTTACTCATTGTTCAAATTCTCCTTATAAGCGTTAATATCAAAATTTTTGCCCTTTTCCGTCAAGCTATAAATGACAGGATTCTGGCCATATTTATCTACAAACCCATCAGATACGAGTTTACGAATAGCTCCAGATACCTTGCGAGATGAAATAACCATTCCAGCCGCAATATCTTTTGCTTTCACACTTGTAGCATCACAAGTTTGTAAATACTCAAGGATTGAAAGTCCACTTTCTGTGAACATAGGTTTCTCCATACCTTGCTGCGCAAGGAGGAGATTATAGACATCTTGTACTTCATCGGGAAGTACAACTGGCTCCTTGCAATTCTGCACTAGCCAATCGAAGTAATCAGTAAATGCTTTGTACTTATTATTCATTTAATCCATTTCCTTACCTTTTATACATATATAATAACATAAAATTAAAGAAAAATCAACTGACCCTATCATACCGCCAAAATTGATATTTGATGTCGTTATATGAGGCCATTGAGTCTTCCTCAATAGCATTCCATTCTTTTGATTCATCGAGATTAGGAAAAAAGGTATCAATATTATCATGACTTGCATAGATTTTTGTTACATAAACTCTATCGCAATAGGGGAGAAGAGCATTGTAAATCTGTCCTCCACCAATAACAAAAATATCCATATCACAAGCCTTAATGTAATCAAGAGTTCCCTCTAATGGCATTGCAACAGTTAGATTTCCAAGAATAGAAATCACCCCATTTGAAACCATTGAGTTAGAAACAATAATATTGATACGGTCTGGAAGCCTTGGTAGAGAATCCTTTTTAGGGAGACTCTCCCAAGTATTACGCCCCATTACTACAACATTATATTGGGTCAGCTCTTTAAAATGTTTTAGATCAGCTGGGATATGTTCTAATAGTTGACCTTGATAGCCAATCCCCCAATTCTCGTCTACCGCAACAATAGCAGAAATCATATGCCCAACTCCAACTTTAACTGCGGTTTCATGGGAGAGTAATTCTCTATCGTAAAATCATCAATGGTCATGTCATAGAAATTAGTTTTCTCAGGATTTAGATGCAATACAGGATTCTTGCAAGCATCATCGCCAAAGAACATACTATTGAAAAATCTTGAAATCATTTCATGTGCAGCATCCATATGACGGTCATAAATCTGTTCATTAGCCACTACATGACTAAATACTCCAGGTTTATAACCAGTATGACGAGCAATCATCATCAAGAGCGCTGCATACTGAATTTCATTGATACCACCGGGACCAGAAGCGGTAAGCATATCGCCGCTACGTTGAACCAGCATCATATCAAGATATTCTCCACGAACATTCCAGATGGTTAGAAACGCACAAGGGGCCAATCCCGCAGTTTCACGAAGATCAGCTTCCTGCCATAAAGAAACCACCTTGCGGCGACCATATGGGTCATTTTCAATATCCTTAATCAAATTATTGATTAAATCATATCGACTTACTGTTGCTCCATAACGTTGACCAATCGTGCCATCGCCAATATCCCAGTCACCCCACCAATTAACTCCCATTTCTTCCATCTTAGCAATTTCATTTGTGGGCTTTTGATAAATAGTGAAGATTTCCTTAATACCAGTTTTCCAAGCCATTGGTCGCAGGGTACAAATAGGAAATTCTCCTTTGGATAAATCATAAGTGCGGAAGTTATGATTCACAGAGAGAGTATGCGCGGGAGTGCCATCGGCGTAATGCGGTCTTGGGTTAATATCCTTATATCCATTATCAAGAATAAGGTTGATTGTTTCAACCATATAATTATCTGCTTTATTCATTCAGTTATCGTCTCCCACAGTATTTGTGTATCCTACAATGTTAAATTGATCGAGCCAGCTATCTAGTTCATCAATAACAGCAATACATTTCATACCTCTCGCTTTTGTTAGAAAATATCCATAGCTAATAAATCCTAAATTCTGCGGTAGACTACGCTCTTTTGTTAACTCTAAGAACTTTTTAACCATCAGTTGAGGATGTTGAGTAACAAAGAGCACCATCTTATCAGGATATTTATATGCTAAATCATTTGCATAGCGCATTAAGCTAGTTGTCTTGCCTGCGCCACGACTCGCAATCACTTTAAACATTATGAACCTCCACGAGTTCCATTCATACCTAGCTCTTTAGTCTTATAGAACTCAATCCAATAAGTCTCTCGTTCATTTAACTAATCTCTAGGCACTTCTTCCAAAACCTCAAATATAAAATTATATTGACCAGATTTTTGCATCGCCTAATATAACTTATTAGTCGCAGGTCCGTATGCTAAAGAGGTTTTAATGTGCTGTCTAAAACGCTCTTTAATATCAACAGACTAACCAATATAAGCCTAACCAGTTGTTAGATCGGTAATCTTATAGATACCGCATACTTTACCTTTATTAGTGGCAAATAGATGGGTCATAAGAATATCATACGCAGGACGATAATAGGTCTCCCATATTACTTTATCAATGATTTCCTTTTTCACAAAGTGAATTTGCAAATCACGCAATAGAGTAATATCATTCAAACTAAATTCATCAATAGCAAGACGATAATAGTCCTAATCTGCGGCAATCGCTTCTTGGCGCTATTGAGCCTAGATATAAGATAACTATTTAGCTTCTAATTCATGGAGTTTATCTTGCTAATGTGAAATTTGATTAGTTATCTGCTGAAGTTCTGCTAAATGATATTTTTCTTTAGCTTGATATGTTTCATCAAGCTCTTTACTTTTCTTTTCAAATTGAGCCTTAGCGCTCTCTTTCGCTCGCTATTCAGCGCTTTCCCGCAATTTATTCGCAGTATCGTTTAAAGAATTGACAATTTCATTATGTGATACAATATCTTCTTTTACTTTTGCTAATTCTCTCTATTTCAATGCAATATCTTGTTCAATACGCTTATTTTCTTCTTGTCTTTCTTTATTTATCAATACTACCTAAAGCCGATTATTGCGGAGATATAAAACATATCCTATTAACGCAAGAATAACCAAGCCTGATAATATATAATAAATCATAAGTAAAAGAAATCGGTAAGAGGCATAATCCTCTTACCGATCTAATTTATTACTCCTGGGCGTCAGGATCGAAAGCCAAGCCCTTGTCAGTCAAGCGAAGATACTTAACTTTCTGATGGGAGCCATCGGCAAGCTCAACCTCAGCGGGCTCACGCACACCATAGTCCTTGCGCTGCAGAGCAGAGGTAAAAATACCATCAACCTGGCGCTTCTCAAGACCAAGAGCTTCAGCCACATCAGCGGCAGTTAGATCCTTGTCAGTATTGTCCTTTAGATAATCAAAAACCTTACGAGTATTTTCCTTCATAGCCATTGTACTAATCTCCTCTAAAATGTATTATTTAATTCTCGATGCAATTAAAGCATCAATTTCCAGTAAAGCATTTATCCCATCGGGAAGAGCCATAATCTAGTTAGTTAACTGCATAATTCGGTCTTCTGCGTGGGCTTTTTCCTCTTTTGAGGAATTTTCATCTTGGTGAATAAGTTCGCATTTATAGATTTCATCTGCGAACCGCTTCATCTGTTTACGGGTCATACAATCTGTCCTTTTACTATTGCTTTTCTGAATTACATATATATTATATCAGAAAATATTTTTTAAGTCAACAAAAAATTTCTGATATTACGCAATCTTTTGCATCCTTGTCGTCTCTTTTACACTTGAAGACAGGATGTCGCAAAGTATGCTCTTTCTTATCAATTTGCATACAATCAAGAGCTACAACATGACCAAGCCACAAATCGGGATTCTCAGTCATTTCTCTTTTGTTATCATCAGTTAATCCAGAGCTAACTGTACCTAAGTCAACAAGTTCACCCTTATCATTGTACGCACCAATCCTAATTGCGGTTTTCCAGCCAAGAAAATAAGGTTTAGTTACAGGAGTATAAAATCTATCCGTTTCATCCAACCAGCTAAAACCATTAACTGGAGGATTATTGAGATACTTCGCATATAGATTACCCTCAACCAAGCGAGGATTACACCATCCGCCAAAGCAATGATCTTCCTCAAAGCAATCATAGAATGAGGGTTCTGTCTCTTCCCAATATTCCCAAGAGGCCAACTCTTTACCGGTATACTCCTTTGTAGCATCACAAAATCCAGTGCAAATTAAATCAATAGAATCCATCTGTTTAACTTTGATTGTAGACCATGCAGGTCTTTTACCGGGAGTATATGGATAATCTTTCTTCTTTAAGACCGCGCCTTCGCCGCCAGATTTTAAGATACGAGAGATTTCAGCCTCCATATCTTCATCGACGCGAGTGGCAAGTCTTAAGAAACTATACTGGTTGAGATCATGTTTCTTCCAGATTGCCGCAAGAATTTTATAGCGCAAATCCGCAGGTGAGTCAATAAGATTGACTGTATCATATGCAATAATATCATGCACATAATAATGGATTGGTTCCTTCTCTTGTCTCTTGATAGCAAGAGCAGGTAAACATCCCATAATACTTACAGTATCTTTCGATGTACCACCGGGAACATAAATTTCTCCAATGAGAATTGTTCCTGCGGGAAGACAGTTCAATGCCTCTTTTAAGTGAGGTACATTGTCACTTTTTTCTGTAAGGATACCAGATAGTTTACTTACTGTGCGACCAAAAAGATAAGAATGGTTTTCAGTTTTTACAAACTGATAAAATGCTCCATCAATTTTCTCCTCAAGGAAATATTCCCCATTAGAACATACTTCAGAGAGCATAGATTCCTTTCCCGCAGGCAACTTCCAAATAAGCATTGGCTCAATCATTAAGTTTTCTGCTTCAGGATACAACTCATGTATCTTACTTTTATCAAAACTCATTTATTGCAAACTCCTTATCCCGCGAGCAGTGACATTAAACCGGCACAAGCAAAAATGCCAAGAGTACAAATAGAACTTATGGTAAATTCTATCCAAAATATCCTAGACCATTGGGCGGATTTTTCCTCGTCGGGAAGGTTTATAAGTTGCATAACAATACTTATACTTAAAGCTATACATCCAATTCTTACTATCTCACGCAATACAAATGCTACTACAGTAATTAGTCCAACTAAAAATGCACTCATATAATAATTAAATCCTTTCTTCTTATATAAATATATTATAATAATTAAAAAGAAAAGTCAACTAAGAGAAAGAATGGGTATACCCATTCTTTCTCTTATACTTGCGTAATAGAAATCACTTGTTCGTTGTTCTTCAGCATGATATTGCCCATGGAAACTCGCCCAAGAGTGGGAATATCTTTACCGCTAATAACAATAGAAGACTTGTCGCCATTGATAAGGAGATTATCACTTTCTTTGATAATCTCCGCTCCGGCGATTTCTCCCTTATAGCAGAGTAATCCCTTGCCTCCACGATTCTGCAAAGTAAGTTCATCAATCTGCATTTTCTTACCTAAGCCATTTTTGGAAACAATAGCGAGATAATCTGCGGGATCCACGATCGGCAATGCCGCGATTACACTGTCGCCATCATTTAGTTTCATGCCCTTAACACCTTGCGCTGTGCGCGAAGAGATAGGCATTTCCGCGGTTCCAAATCGAATAGCCATGCCATTCTTTGTTACCAATAACATCTGCTCTTGATTGATAAATGTAACATCTGCAAGTTCATCACCATCTTTAAAACTGATAGCGATAATACCAGTACGCTTCATCTTATCATATTCATCAAGGGGAACCTTCTTGATAGTACCATTCTTTGTGGCAAAGAAGATAAACTTCTTGTCAGTATCTCTGGTCATTGTTGTAAATGCCATAGGTTTCTCGCCATTCTCAAACTCAATTAGAGTGGAGATAGGCGTTCCGTTAGACGCATTTGTACCTTCTGGAATATTATCCACTAATACACGATACATCTTGCCCTTAGAGGAGAATACCATCAAGGTATCTTGTGTATTAGTTTTTTGCGAGAAGAGAACAATATCACCGGTTTTAACACCAGTAGTATTACGCTTTTGAGCTTTGAAGTTCTTAGCATCAATACGCTTAATAGTATTCTTTTTAGTCACTACAACTACGCAATCTTTCGGCTCAACAACGACTACTTCTTTCTCTTGCTTAGGAATGTCTGTATTAAGCAACTTAGTTCTACGAGCATCGCCATAAGTGTCTCTTAACTGAGTAATCTTAGAGATTAAAACTTTATTTCTTACTTCCTTATTAGTTAAGATTTCAATACACTTAGCAATAAACTCTTTCTTTTCTTTTAACTCATTGACTAATTCTTCTTTATCAATACGAGTTAATTTGCCGAGCTTCATATCGAGGATTGCGTTTGCTTGCACTTCGTCAACAGAGAGGAAATCCATTAGCTTGATTCTCGCATCAGCACGTCCCGCAGATTGTTTAATCAATGCAATTACTTCATCAATCTTATCAACTGCGGCAATCAGACCCTCAAGGATATGTGCTCTTGCTTCAGCTTTCTCTTTATCAAAAGTCGTGGCGTTGACAAGAACTTCCTCTTGATGGTCAACATAAGCGTGAAGCAAGTCAACCATAGAGCACAGTTTTGGAGTACCATTGACAATATAATTCATGTTATAGGATAAAGTAGACTGTAAATCTGTCAGCAAGAATAACTTATTCAATGCCTTAGATACAGACACTCCATCTTTTACATGGAATACCAACTTGTTCTGACCGATATTAGACTCATCATCAAAGTCATCAATCAGCTCACTTAGAACATCAATATTCTTCTCAATCTGCTCCTTAATCTTATTGCGGTAGGTACGATAAGGAATACTAGTGAAGACGATATCCTGTCCATCAATCTCATAATCACCCTGAATTTTCAGAGAAATATTAGACTTACCGGATGCAAAAGCTGTCCGCACATCCTTAATGTTAAGAACTGTACCACCGAGAGGGAAATCTGGACCGGGGATATAAGACAAGACTTCATCAATAGTCAGGTCACCCTTCTCAATCAAAGCAATAGCAGCATTACATACCTCTGTCAGATTATGCGGAGCGGAGTTATGCGCCATAGAAATGCCGATTGCCTGACGACCGTTACAGATTGCGTTAGGGAATAGTGAGGGAAGAATGACAGGCTCTTGGAACTCACCATTATAAGTCTCTTTAGTAGGAACAACATTCTTACTAAAGTCATTCATCATCAAATCGGTAAACTTAGAAGGCTTAGCCTCAGTATAACGGGAAGACGAGAACATATCGTTATTTTCCTGCGTGCCCAACTGTCCTTGGCCAGTAACAAGAGGATAGCGCATGAGGAACTCCTGCGCCATCTTCCGCAGAACACCATAGCAGGCAATATCGCCATGGAAGTAAGAGGTTGCCAGAGTAGAGCCAATAATGGCATTACACTTTTTAGTCTTGCTCTTGTTATCCATCTTTAGATAACTTTCCATAGTCCAAAGAATCTTTCGCTGAGCGCTAAGGAGACCATCTTCCGCGGCAGGAATCGCACGATCGGTTAGAACTTCTTCTGCATAAGTTAGAAAGTTATCTTTAGCTTCATCAAGAATATCAACTTCTGTAATTAAACTCATAAAATCACTCCTTATTACTCAAAATTGAAACCGAGTTCGTTAGCATTGTCGTAGATATACTGTTTACGAGGTTCAACCGCGCTACCCATTAGAATATTGAGTAATTCTGTGGTTTTCTCTGCGTCAGAGATAGAAATACGCTTATATCTCTCATTCATAAAGCAGACCTTCTGCAAATCTTCAGGATTCAACTCGCCAAGGCCCTTAGCACGCAGTAAATCATACGAGCCGCTATGACTATTCTTCCACTCTGTTAATTCATCTTCAGAATAACAGTAATACTCTTTTCCCTTTTGACGAATAATATACAATGGAGTTACAGCCCTGTATAGCTTACCAGCTTCCACAAGAGGCCGCATATAAGTATAGAAGAAAGTAATAAGCAGAAGCTCAATGTCTGCGCCATCACTATCTGCATCGGAAGTAATGACAATCTTGTCAAAATTCATCTTGTTGACATCAAAAGAAGAATCAAATCCAGCGCCAATTACACGTACAATATCTGACATCTCTTGATTCGCAAGAATCTTATCTACCGCAGTTTTCAGCGGAGAAACAATCTTTCCTCGCAACATATAGATGCAGTCAGTCTTGGGGTTGCGGGCCTCCACCGCAGATGCACCTGCTGACAAGCCCTCTACAAGAAGAAGGTTACGATTTTTAGGATTCTTATTCGTGCAATCAATAAACTTGTTACTGATTTGCATTTTCGCCTTAAGACCAGTTTCCTTTTTCGCTTTTACTCCACGAGCCGCGTCTCTTGCCTTACGAGCAGCTTCTCTAGCTTTACGAGCATTAAGCGCCTTATCTGCGATTCCCTTAATATCTTTCTCGTTTGCGGCAAACCAATACTGGAGTTCCTCAGCGATCGCCGCGGTAAAAGGTTTCATATCCAACTTAACAACTCTACTCTTGGTCTGAGCATCATACGCGACGCCTGGAGCGGTCACATTGAAGGCAATATACATACCTTCCTGGCAGTCCTCACCAGTAAGGTTTTCATCCTTATCTTTTAGCCACCCTTTTTCACGGAAGAACTTATTCATTTCTCTTGTGAGGATGGTCTTAATTTGCGTAATATGCGGACCTGAATCTGTAAGACCGGTATTTACATAAGGAACAATGGTCGCAGAATAAGCATTTGTATAGGTCAGAACTAAATCCAACTTGTTCTTGCCATCAGAAAAATTGAAGTTTAAGCGGTTCTTCAAGATTTCCTTACCTTTAACTGCTTCATCTACTAAGTCCATAAGACCATTCTTAGAAGCGAAGATAACCTGCGGTTGTCCCTCTCTATTCAACTCGATAGTCAAACCGGGACACAGGCACGCAATTACCTTGAAAAGATTGATAATAACTGGCATATCTACTTCTGGATGCGTGAAGAACTCTTCATTAGGTTGCCACTGGACTAAAGTACCAGAAGGATGATCCTTATTAGCCCATACACCGACGTCTCGCTTGTCAAAGACACCCTCCTTGAACCAGATATGCTCATATCTACCATTTCGATGAGTAATTACCTCAAGCCAATGAGATAGATAAGTCGTCAGCTTACTACCGATACCATTCAGACCGAGAGCAGTACCCTCATAAACGCCATCGTCAGAATACTTACCAGAAGTATTCAGCACACTAAAGGATGCTTCAAGTACAGTCTTACCATCGTCGCGCTTAGCATTAGGAATAAATCCCTGACCGTTATCTTCTACGATAATCGTATTATCATTCTTAATGGTAACAATAATCTTATTACCATGACCTGCTTTAAATTCATCGACCGCGTTAGATACAATCTCAATCAATAGCTGAGTAGAATACTCAGTGCTACCGACGTAAACGCCAGGCCGCAGTCTTGTAAACTCTAATGGAGAAAGTGACTCGATTGATTTCTCGTCATATAGTTTTCCCATATTTAACCTCCATACATATCTAATACTTGCTGTTCTGTAATCTTGCCTGTTGCTAACTGATCAGCAAGCTCATTAAACAGCGTTCCATTATGCCCTTTTACATATCTTAAATCAACCTGTAATCCTTCTTTAGTGGTTAATCTATCATATTCGAGAATTAAGTCCTTATTCTCTAAGGGTTTATTACCGGCACGAACCCAGCCATTTGCCTTCCAATTCTTAATCCAATTAGTGAAGCTATTTACGCAATACATAGAATCACTATAAACAATAGGAATGAAGAAGTCACCGTCTTTCGCGCCATAATGGGTTAATGCCCACAAGATTGCGGACATTTCCATTCTATTGTTTGTGGTGCCATCTGCGCGTTCAGAATACGCCGCGACAACTTTATAGGTTGACGGGTCTTGGTGTGGTTCAGCTTCACAAACTACAACTCCAAAACCACCTTTTGCATCTTTCGCGCCATTTTTTAAGGTTGAGCCGTCTGTATATATCACTATCATTCGCTATACCTCAAATACTTCATTTATTTTTAAGTTCTCCTTTTTTATTTCTGAATATATAATACCATATATTTTATGAAAAATCAAGCTTAAAATAAGAAAAGGCTTAGTAGACTATTAAGTCTACTAAGCCTTTAATATTAAATGGTTGCTTCATCCTCGACTACTTGCTGCTATTGTTTCTCACACATAGCTAAATCATAAGTAATCCCACCCTTGCGGTGATCGGATTTACTCATGTTTAAGTAAAAAGAGCAAACAATACCATGCGCAGACCATGGCAATCCTACTAATGCACTAATCCATGGAAGAGTGCCTAAATAACCGAGATGTACGCAATAGAAAGCAAGAGCAATACCAGAGATAGTTACAATCCACAATAAAGAGCGAATATCGCAAATAAGTTGTTTAGAAAATTCTCTCTTCTAGTTGTGTCTTCTTTTCCCTCTTGTTTGACGAGTCATTATTGACCACTCTTTTCAGCATAACGTTTTAGAACGGCTGCAAATTCACCACGAGTCATAAAACGCTTTGGCATTAATTGGCCCTTTTCATTGCCATTGATTAAGCCATTAGCTTGTGCCCAAGTCATTGCATCTTGTTCCCAAGTAACTGGTTGTGCAGCAAGCTGGCTTAAATATACATTCATCATTTCGTTGAATTTCTCTTGAGTCATGTCTTCATCATCCTCCTCGATAACTTTAGACTGCATTAAAGCAGCAACATCTTTGCGGACAGTTGCCATATCTTTGCCATATTTCTTGAACCAGTGGTATACATCGGCATGATTACTGCCAAGACCAAGCTGATAACTATCCTGATGGCAAAGAATAGTTGGGACTATTACGCCATTTACATTTACAGAACCATTTGGATTGATATTATATGTCTTACATAAGTAGGCGGTCAATTCGCAAGCCTCTTTGTAGACTTTAGCGAAGTAGTTGGGGTCACTTAGATTGTCTTCGCAAATTTCAAATTGAATCCATCCAGTATTACAACTACCTTTAGGGCCTGAGCCGCAGCCCCAAGGTCTATAATTCCAAGGCAACGTTTGTACCGCGGCTACGCTTCCATCTGCAAGAGCACCAATCCAAGCGTTTACGCCTGCTTGCTACGAGCTATGATTCCAATCGGTTCTACTGGTATTTTTACCAATTTTAGCAATCAGAGATTGATAATTTTTATCATTCTCAGATGGTTGGACATAACGTTTAATAGTTTTATTATTGGCGCCTGTACTATGCCAGAGTACACCTTTAATATCCATTTTACGGGTTTGCTTATAACAGGTACTATTGGTCATCATGCAAACCAATGGTTGATTGGCGTTTGAATATTTCATCTTAGCCATTTCCTCCTTTTGCGTTGAATAAGTATTGAAGTAACGTTGACTATATAAAGCACGTTGTTTTAGTGCATCAAAGCTTTGATCTACCGGTCTTTCAAATTGAGTGACCACTAAATTAGATGCTTCTTCAACAGATGAGGTAGTCTTCAAGATTTTTAATAGCTAGGAATAACTTGTAGTTAGTTCCTGATATAAAAAATCTAGTTGAGTGTTCAAGTCACCAATAGACTTTCCTCGACTTTTGCACAGCTAAAACAGACCTTGCTTGCGGCTCCAATATGTCCATTGAGCTAAACCATATCCAGCAGAATCATGCGTGAAATTGGTATAGGAGCCATTATCAACAGCCGCAGTATACGAGGCATCGTTCATTCCTAACTTGCTCTCATATGAGTTCTATAAGTTAGTTGGAATAAGTCCACTTTCCGCGAATAGATTCCCCATTAGACCTGCGGCGCCGCAGTTACTTAATCCTTTTGATTTGAGATAATCCCAAATAACTTGAGCATTATCCGCCAATGACCTCACCTCCAATTAGGGTATAAAAATAGGTCGAGGGATTTCTCCCTCGACCTTATTATTAAATTTTATCAGCGATAGACGCAATCTCACTACGATAGATATTCTTAAGAGTTACCTCTCCATAAATATTCTTACCTCTGAATACTTTTGATACCCTCCGCATACCGTTATTTGCACCAGAGAAGTGAATGTCATCAACTTGAGTTTTTTCATCACCATCAATAATACAAATACAATCTTCACCAACACGCTGTAGAGCGAGTTTCATTAGTGTGCGGTCAAGGTTCTGAGCTTCAGAAATATAGATACCTGCGTTCATACCAGAAGTATCATAACCACGAATATCAGAGAATGGTAGTAAAACTAATTTACCTTCTGCGATCAGTCTCTCAACTTCCTCTCGACCACCAAACTTACTACTTAGTAAGTTACCAATCTGAGAGTCAAGTAGCTTTTCATCTTTTGTTCCCGGATAATATCCGAGACGAGCAGAGTTAGCAGTAGCAACAGTATTGCAGAAGATAATAATTTTATCTAGTTCATGGGCTTCCATTTTTGCCATTAAGTAAGCCAGAGAAACGAAAGTCTTACCGCTACCAGCTGGACCTTTAACAAGAGTTAGCTTGTTATTACGCAAACTATCAAATAGCATCTTCTGATAAATATCTCCAGAGTATGGAGAAATCTTACCAAACCACTTAGAGTTAATGGTCTTAGAAGAAAGGTATCTGAACTCTTCGCCTGTCCAAACCCGCAAATCAACAATCTCTCCATTGCTATTTTTCAGGATAAGATACTGTCCTGGTAATAGGTTAAAGGAATTATCGTTCGGGTTCTGATAAAACTCTGCTAGAGCTTCGTCGCTATAAGTAACTTCAATATAACCAGTATAATCGTCTACTTCTTCTGGAACGCTCTCAATCATTCCATTACCAAAGAAGCAGTTAGCGATATGCTTTAGACTTAAATCGTTAGTTACAAAGACAATATCTTTTTCTTTGTCGCACGCAATGGCATCAGACAAGATGCGAGTATCATCAGTAACATCGAAACCCGCTTCTTTAATTACGGACTCATTGTCTACTTTGTGCGGGATTACTTCATACTTATCTGGATATTCTTCAAACAAATGAAGCAATAGACGAGCTGAATACTTGATGTCAGCATCCTTATTTGAAGCCGTCTTAATTCTCTCTAATTCTTTTAATGTAATTGAGGAAACTAAGAAGGGCTTCTTGTCCTGCTCAAATAGACTTTCTCCGGCCAACAAAAGGGAGCAAGTATCGTAGAAGTATCTATCTGTTGGAAACCGTACATCATAGTTCATGTTCATCTTCCTCTTCGTATGTAGTGGCAAATCCGATTGCACTAGATTGAGTTTCTCCTTCACTAAGTTTATTAATCGTAACATTGTGACGAACAATCCTTTCATTTATATTAGCTTTAATAAGTTCTGTAATAGCACTTATAATTTCACTAATACTATTGAGTAAGGTGGCACCTACTGTGATAAGGAGAACTCCAATTAAAATATTTACCAATAAAACCACCTCTTATGTTATTATAATAAATAAGAGAAGTTCGTTAATTATTATCGGCCTTCTATCTAAAGCGTTTGACAGATTCAATAGCTTTATCTTGACCAAGAATATATTTATGTAACATATTTTTCTCTTTATCAAGAGCCTCTTTAAGTGCGTCGGCTCTATATTTGCAGCGCATCATATTTCGATTAAAAGCGCCTAATGGGTCCACTTCCGCAGGAGTTTTAACGCCAAGACCTAATACCTCTTGATAAAACTGATTGCGGACATTAAACTTATCTCTCTCTTGCTTATAAAAATATTCAAGGGCTTCAATTCTTGCTTTTGATAGAGCAATATTATATCCAACTTTTTTAGAGTAGAAACCTTCATCACCCTTACTTAGTACAGCAGCGCCATGAAAAGTATGCCCTTGATAGCAAATCTTTACATTGGTGATACCTTCTTCTTCCTAATAATCTTTCATAATCACAGGAGCTTTATATATAGCTTTAACCAAATTCATATAGTTTTGTTCTCCTTATTTAATTCTTTATCTATATGATAGCAAAATTTTATAGATAAATCAAATTTGCCCTATTTCTCCGAAAAATTTGCTGGGCCTATGTGCGCGGAAACTCGGAGATCGACGATGCTAGCGACAAAAAAAAAGAGCCGCGCTCTTACGAACGCGGTTCTTCAAAATTACTCCTTATTGGAGGAGTCTGCCAACTTGCCACCGAGGAAACCGGTGAGCAAGGTTTTCACATCAATACCGAGGGATTCGCTCAGTCCCTCAGAAACCTGAGCGACATTCTTGATAATGTTGCCAGACAGCTTGCTGGTGTCATCACCGAACATCACAATCTTGTCAACATTGGTGTACGCCTGGCCGGTAGCCTGAGCAATAGCAGGCAACTGCTGGAAGTACAGCTTGAGGGCTTCCATCTGCATATCCATCTTTGCGGCTTCGCCGTACTGCTTCATAGCTTCCGCTTTCTTCATAAGACCTTCGGCTTCTGCCTCAGCCTTAGCCTGAATCGCAGCAGCCTCAGCTTCACCACGGGCCTTAGTAGCCGCAGCTTCTGCCTCACCCTGAACACGAACAGCTTCAGCAGTAGCACGCTGGGCTTCAGCTCTCTGCTCTGCCTCAAAACGCTCGGCTTCCGCAGTCTTCTGACGCTCATACAGATCTGCCTCAGACTGCTTCTGAGTAGCGTACAGCTTAGCATCAGCTTCCTGCTGGGCAGCATACTTCTTAGCTTCCGCAGTCTTCTTGACCTCAGCCTCCAGAGCACGTTCCTTAATGGCAACTTCGCGCTCCTTCAGGTCGATTTCCTTTTCCTGACGAGCAATGTCAGCATCTGCCGCAGCCACATCACGCAGTTTACGCTGGTTCTCAGACTCAATCTCCATAGCAGCATTAGCCTGAGCCTGCTTGGTATCAGCTTCCTGCTTCAACTGAGCCTTCTGAATAGCCAGACTATTGTTGCGCTTGGCAATCTCTTCCTCAGCCTTTACGCGGGCATCGTTAGAAGCCTTAGCGTTCTCAGCCTCGGCAACCGCAATCTCACGCTGGGCATTAGATTTAGCGATTGCGGCGTCCTTGCGGATCTGCTCGACGTTATCAATACCGAGGTTGGTGATAACATCATTGTCGTCAGAGAAGTTCTGGACATTGAAGGAAACCAGTTCCAGACCGAAACGAGCCAAGTCAGGCACAGCATTTTCCTGCACCTTTTCGGAGAATGCCTTGCGATCACCGACCATCTCGGTCAGCTTCATCTGACCCACAATCTCACGAATATTACCTTCCAGAAGGTCGTTAATCTTCTGCGCAATCTGCTCACGAGAGACATTTAGGAAGTTCTGAGCAGCAAGAGCAATCATCCCTTCACTCTGACCTACGCGCACAGAAACGGTAGAATCAACTCGCACATTGATGTATTCCGCAGTCGGCACGGCAGAGCCAGTCTTAACATCAATCTGGATAGCTCCGAGTGCCAGCTTATCCATTCGTTCCAAGAAGGGAATCTTGACACCAGCCTTACCGACCAGAATACGAGGTTTCTTGTGCAGACCGGAAATGATATAGGCAACATCGGGCGGAGCCTTTACATAACCAGAAGCCAAGAGGGCGATAAGAGCAATAGCAATAATCACCACAGGGACAAAAGGAAGAATAGTCATCAAAATTTCCATGTGTTACTCCTTAATATATTAAATTGTTTTTATTTATAAATCAATGCGTTAGTATTGTTTATCCGTAGTAACCTCCATCGGGAGGATCTCGTTTATAAGAGGTGCAAAGTTCAGGGATACAGCCACAATTAGGATAGGTATACACGCACTTATCGCATCTAATCACAGGCTTTGGTTTTTCAACCTACAGCTGAGCCTTGCACTCTTCTACCTTCTCGTTCATTTCTTTGATAACATCATCAAGGAGAACGGGATAGCACTCGTGGGAATCGACTCCCACATGATACATGAAAGGAATTTCATTGTAGAAATTACTTGTTTGATGGGTATGACCAAAGAGATTGCAAGTCACCTGCTTAAGTGACTCTTTCTCAAGATTGCCTGTTAAAGTAGGATAATGAGAAGCATAGAAATGATACTTGCGATAAGTGAAAGCATAAGCGTCAAACACGGGAATACCAGCTCTAAGATAGGCTTCTCTGCGGTTGGCAGTATCATGGTTACCACCAACCACGAGTTTACGACCATTCATGCGATTGAGCAAAGCAATCCCTTCCTCAAGCTTATCAGCTCCGCCAAGCATGAGGTCGCCGCAGATAATAAGAGTGTCTTCAGGGGCCACGCACTCATTATTCTTCTTTACGATAGTCTCATTCATCTCTTCAACACTCTCAAAACCACGAGCTTTCCAGATAAACTCCTTATCGTGATTGAAGTGATAGTCGCTAGAAATCCAAATATTCATTTTATCACCCTCTCTTAATGATGCACACGCACCTCGATATTAGAAAAACCCCAATTAGTCTTAGGGAACTCTTTTTCAGTAGGAATAGAAAATCCCTTCTTCATCTTCTTAATTGCGGAATCGGGGATTCTGGCAACGCCAGTCCGCTGAGCATTACGCTCAAGAGCGGTTTCGACAGGGACATCAATGACTTCAAAGGTCAATTTGGTATGCGGATCTACGATCAACCGACCAAGGAGCTTTGCACGAGAAGCGGGGCTAATATGAGTCGCATCCGCAAACACAACATCAATACCAAGTTCCATAGCTTCGTTAATCTGTCGGACAAATTCGTTAAATACTTCAACTTCTTTGTCAAAGTAGCTATCACGATCGGTCAAGATGGACTGCCGCACGAAATCTCTGGAAACTACGCAAGTGGTGCGATGCTCTTCTTCGATTCGGGCTACCTCTTGCTCCACCCAAGTAGATTTTCCGCTACCAGGTACCCCAACCATGACTTTCAGTTCAGTTGTCATTCTTTTCGCCTCCATCTAGTGGTTTTGTATCGAGGACTAAATATTTACAGTCAAGACAAGTTTCTGATAAATAATTTGTTGCCCATGTTCCACCAGCTCTACCACAACAGCATCCCATAGTAGCATAGCCGCATTTTTCCATCTCGGTGTAACAAGATTCTCTGGAGAAATAGTGGCGAATCTTTTCAAATAGTTTTATCATTATCTTAACCTCCGTTCAACTTCAGCCATCACCCAAGCAATATCTTCATCAGATATCTCGGTTTCAAACTGAATAGAGCAGTTCTCACCTTTTACTCTTGCTTCAATGAGCAAATTAACAGCATCTTCAAGGTCCTGTTGATGCTTTATGAAAGGAGAAAAAGCTCGATTCTCTTGAGCACAAGGACATGGGATAGGAGACCAAAGATCGGATTTGCATCTTGGACTATCGTGATAACCTAACATACCATGCGGATGAGTCATTACTTTCCCTCCTGTTCAATAAACTGCTGAATGATAGCCATTGACTTTTCAATGTCATTTAGCTCGTCATCAATGAACACGCCGCTCCAATCCAGACTATCAATAATGCTATCGAGGGTTTCCAGTGCCTTAACAGCGTCATTTTTAGTGACCATACTTCATGACTTCCTTTCTTAACTTTCTATAAATATTATAATATATATTTATAAAAAAATCAAAAGGCTCTAAGAATTAGAACCTTTTGATTTTATTTAATTAGTTTGATCAGTAAAATAGACTTGTGAAAGTTCACCAATGTCATCAATCTCACAATCGTTTATTTCAAATGGCCAATCTACCCATAAATCAATATGATTTTCTAAAAAATTTAATGGATCTTTCTTAAAAGTTTTATAATCTTCCTCAGATAGCTCAAGTTCTCCATGGTAATATCCGCCTCGTAGATAACCAGTAACCCAATCTACTTCTGCATCTATATTAACTTTATGAGTTACCTCAGTTGGATTGTCAAGAGAGATATAATATTTTTTGCCATTGATTTTCTTCCAAAATGAATAACTACTCTTTGGATAGCCGACTTTTCTTTCTAGAATATCTTCCTTGGTATTAGACTGCAACACAACGGCTGGGTTTTTACGCGGATCTTGACCAATTGGGTGGAAATCTACTCCATCAGCGCCGGTAATTTCAAACCATTCTTTCCATCCTGTTCCTTTTTGCCATTCAGCCATTGTTATTCCTCCTGACATTGGATTAGAGATTCGATATACTCGCGTCCTTCTCCGACAAATAGCGGGATATTTTTATCAACTTCCCAGCTAGAACGAGTTACACCATCAATCTCAGTTGTAACTTTGATGCAACAAGAGCCATGCTGATACATAGGATGGAAGTTTTCCCAAGAGATTCCTTTTTCTGCAATCAGCATCTCTTTGATTTTCTCGCAAGACTTACCTTGGAGTTCCTTATGAGAAAAGTTAGCCTGACCTACCATCTGGATAGAATTGCGGGTTGCATCTAGCTGACGCCAATAGACAAGGTTGGTGACCTCTTCCTTGGGGATATTGAAACAACGAGCATCAAACATGGCGCCTATTTGTGCTTTTACTGCATAAGTCTGGCCTAAATCATCCTGTGGGTAAGGGTTATCCATAGTCGCATGAGCGGCATAATAATCTAGATTCCTATGCCGGACTCCTTCATTAAATGCTTTGTTGAAAGCCATCGTTGCCATAGAAGCAGCGATAGAACACATTTTCTGTACCTCGTAATCAAACCAAGCAGAGCTGTTGAGCCGCTTGTAATCAACAAGGATAAGAGTGATTTCATCGCTCTGAGTATATCCCAGCACGCATCCCTGAATATTTTCACAGAGATATTTCATTGTATCTTGCATTGCGCTAATCAGTACATCGTCGAACGGCTTATTAAAACCACGAGTAAAAGTGTGGAAAGCCTTGCCATCAATACGGATGGCAACAGGTGTACGACGCATTAGCTTGGTCTTAGGGACACTTTCGTAGAACTCTTTCATCCGAGTTCCAAGTTCATCATGAATAGGCATTTTCAATCTCCCCTTTCTTATACATATATTATATAATAAAATAATAAAAAAATCAAGGGAGTTTTTTACTCCCTTGATTCTTCTTTTAATCCTTGTTCTTTCCGAGATTACTAGTCTTGAAATAGCTACCAATCCAACCAAGCGTACCGGCGCAAAGTGGAATCATATCTTTAGTAAACCAAGTTGTCTGGAACAGAGTGTTCATACCGTCGGTGAGGATATTGCCAATGGTAATAGAAGCTACCCATCTTCCAAAATAGCACAGCCAAAAAGAGATAAAGGGGAGAACGAGTACTGTTGCGATTATCAAAGCAATAGCTCCCAGAATAGCCAGAAAATCATCCATCATAATAAACTCCTTATATTAAAATAGAATATCGCGCTCAAACTGAACGCTATAAGCAGAGCTGGGATGGCTTTTACATCTATTAACCCATTCACAATGCCCCAGCACAGCTTCTTCTCTAGTGGCATAACGAGCCACAATAATCATATTATGGTCAGCGACCCAAACCGCGGTTTCATAACCTTGATCTGCGGTCAGGCAAGTGTCGATAGTATAATCATCAACCTGATCGCGCCCAATGAGATCGGCATCATGGTCGTTGTAAACAATACCGAATATTAAATCCATAAGATTATCCATTGCGTTTCCTCTTTTCCTTCTTTTTCGTAGCTACATCAATAGTCTGTCGATGTACAGAGTAGATTTTTGAGGTAAGCCCATTCTTCATCAACTTATTTAGATTAACTGGACTGTAGTTAATTGCGTCAGAGCAAACATTTAGATGTCTGTCGTCATTTTTATGACGACGATCATGGACATGACCATGAATATTAAACACCCAAGGCATCATAGGAAGAGGTTCATGGGAGAGAATGAGTTTTTCCCCAATCATGAGAGGCCCCTCATAGATCTCGTCAAATAGATTATTGTCCGCGGAAACTTCCCAATAATCAAAAGGGAAATTGAAGTCATATACATCGGTGATAGAATACTGACAACCGGGATAAATACGCTTCATTTCATCAAGAGCCTCAGACTTCTGAAAAACTTCTTTAGGGAACTTACGGGAAACTTTTCTGCGCTCATAGTTACTGCGGCCGGCGTCATGGTTCCCCATAATGAGCACCTTATAACCACGAAGTTTAGCGCACATAGCCGGGTCGCCGCAATCTCCCAAGATAATTAGAACATCTTTCTTACCAACTTTGCTATTGATAAGTTTAATCTGCTCTTCATCGGAAGGACGATCGGGAGTTCCAGCGGCGAGTTCTTTATCACCAAAGTGAGGATCAGAATATACCCAAGTTGTCTGTCCATTCCATCTTTCGTTAAAAACTTTATATAGTCCGGGAATCATCACCATTCCTCCTTCTTAGAAAGGTCAATCGCGTCGGCAGCTTTAAAGATATGTTCATCAAAGCTGTCTAAGTCCAACAATACAGTATAACCAGTATACCAACTTGCACAATCCAAATCAACTTTGTGGTCTTGCGCATACCACCAAGCCCCACCATCCCAATCTGGAATTTCATCGCTCCAATTATTTCGTTTTAACAGATATGGAATAGGAGTATGGCCATGCACGCAAATTTCTTTATCATCAAAAATAGGCTCCTTAGAGTGCCAATGACATCTATCCCAAAGTAAATCGTCGTCATTAGGGATAGCATCATCCTGCATTGGATTAAAGCCAGCATGACAGAGATGAATAGTGATTCCCTGTTCATTTACATATTTCTTATAGGTTGGTAGTTTCTTGAGATAATTCCACCAGCCAGTTTTCATTGGCTCTAAAAGCCAGTCAAGGAAAGTTTCTCCACCACCATTTTGAGAAAGCAAAGCAAAATTTTTCCCAAGGACTCCACATCCTTCTTTCCGCACTTCATCTTCCATGGCTTTTACCAGCATATCTTCGTGATTACCTTTAAGATAGATAAAACGCTTATCTTGAGCAACTGCCTTGATAGTCTCCCAAGGATTTGGACCTCTATCTCCGGCATCGCCGAGAAAATAAACCGTATCATCGGGTTGTAAGAAATCCTGAATCTGCTTCAGTAGATCCAATCTACCGTGCAAATCAGAGCACGCATACGTTGCCATTATTCTTCCATCTCCTTTTCAATGATTTCAATAGCTTCTTGCAAATCGTCAGCAAGACAAATTGGAGCTTCCCACTCATTAGCTTTTGCCCATTCAAGATCAAGCTTGAGATTCTCAAGTAGTGAAAATAAATCCATTATATACCTCCTTTAGTGTACCTTCATCAGATCAGAAAGATAGCACCAATCTTTGATATACTGAGGAAAAAACTCCATGTACTGCTCGCCAGAATCTTCGATAAAATGGATATGTCCATCACGCCAAGTCTGCACAGAAACAATGGAGGCTTCAGGATAAGCATATCCACGAGTAGTCTCTTCATCGAGACGGATAAACACCTTACTACCAGGCACAGGCAATTCACCATTTTTAATGTTATGGAACATTTCTTTCATACTCTTTCTCCCCTCTCTTATACATATATTATATAATATATTATTATAAAAATAAAAAGACTCTTATCAGCTAGATAAGAGTCTCTTGCATTTAGTTTTCTAGTCCAATAGGAACGACATCCATGACACTATCGGGATACAAACTCCATCCGCCCCAAGCTTTCTTACTGCCTTGAATTTTAACTAGCTTTTGATTAGCGTCAATCATATCCGCTACATAGATAAGCGTATCGTCGTTAAACTGATGTGACTGTGACATTTGCGTAATAATTGTTCGTTGAGTTTCAAAGGAAGCCAAAAAGCTTCTATACTCGCAGGTAGTTAAAAGCATTACCAATGCAATAATAAATGCTACCATTCCAGTAAGAAGTGTACTTACAAGATAGAGTGTGCTATCCCAGCAACTCTTATTGAGTGCCTTCAATGAAACAACAAATGCGATGATACAAATAAAAAGAATAATACCCCAGTAAAGCATAATCTATACTCCTTAATCCTTAAATTGAGAGGCAAAGTGTAAGAGTATTAAAGAGAGATTTCCTATCGTAAAACCGGTAAGATAGACGGCTGAAGGAGGAACTATTGTTCCTAGAATAGAACCAGCAACAATAGTAGCCAGCCATAAACCATAGAGGATAATTCTCATACCTCGTCCTGCGCCTCCTCCATATCGGGGGTGGTCTCAGTCTCTTTGATAATACCCTCAAGCACCTTGAACTCGTAAGTCTTAGACTTGAAAGCAGTGAAGGTGCGGCGGTTGACGATACGAACCACAACGCCCTCTTTAACATGAGTTTTGCCGATAGGATCGGCCAAGTCCTCGAAATACTTGTTAATGCGGTCCTGCAGGTCCTCGGCAGTAGTGAACTTGAAGTTCTCAATCACCGGGACACGATTAAAGCCATGCTTCTCGCACCAAGCAGTGATCTCGTCAGGAGTCCACTCGTGCTGACCATTCTCGGAAGTGATGCGGTAAATCCACATATGAGACTCACCGGGCTTGCAGCCGTAGGAGAAGATAGACTTCTTACCGAATAGCTTCTGAAAAGCCTTATCTTTCAGCTTAGAGTTATCGCCGATAGGCATGATGGTATCACTCTCAGAGGGACCGTAGTAGCCTACTACCTCATAGAAGACCTCCATGCCAGGATCAAGATGGGGTTTCAATGCCTCATGGTGAGACATACGGAACAGGTCATTGCCGTAATAGCCCTGAGAGTTCTCAGTTACAACGCAACGGCGAGTACCGAGGACATAAGCCTGCTTCAGACGCTTCTTCATATGGAACAGACGACGGAAGAAGCCATTGGGCAGTTCAGCAAAGGTGTTCATAGAACGCTGAGAAGTGCCATGCATCTTGAGGGTCATATTCAGCTCATCACCGGGACGGAACTTATCCAGATTGTATGCAAGCTGCTCAGTGTCAGTATGCATTGCAAACTCAGGATAGGTAATACCCTCTGCCTTACGACCCTTGTAGGAAGTCTTAGGAGTGGTGCTCGGAGTCTTACGCTTAGGAATATACTTACGGCAGAACTCCTTGTCATTGATAGTGTTTACCTTGTCGCCGTCCTCCCAGTGCTGATCGCCAAAAGTCTCATAGACACGCTCAAGAGCGATGACGATGCCAGAACTCTCGTTGCCACGAAGCTTGATAGCCCGCACATGACCGTTATTCTCCAGATAGCCGCCCTGCTCAGTACCATCCTCATTCTTACGGAACAAGGTAAACTTATCGCCAAACCAATGATCTACCTGACCATCGGTCGGCAGATACAGAACCAGATCACCGGTCTTCATATCGGGGCCGACGATAACGCCCTCATTGAAGCAATCTGCCAGATACAGACGATCAGAGTTCTCGTCCTTGCGGCAGTTCTGCAACTTAGTTACCAAACCAAAATATGCCATATCTTACTCCTCCTCTTCATTCACGTCATAGCCTTGACTAATCATGACTGCTACAGCCTTATAAACCATGCGTCCGAGGCTCTTAGACTTGCCCTTCCGCACAAGTCCCATTTCAATCAGATTGCCGATAAGTCTTGCCATCTTTTGAGATGTTAATGGCTGGAGAATCATATCCTGACTCTTGATTTCATCAATCGTCATAGCTTCCTCAGACTCATTTAAGATGCTAAGAATACGCATCTTATACTCTCCCTCTTTTTCTGGAGAGGGTCGATGAACTCTTACTCTTCCGGGCATTTTACTGAACCTCCTTGTAGGAAATGACCTCAAGATTTTCAATCTTTGTAGAGATAGATGCCTTACCAGTATAGACTACTGCAATCTTGGTGTTTCTATCAACGCAGATGACTTTACCGGTGCGGCCGTCTCTCACTCTTACGATAGTTCCATCACAAACATAGGGCATCATATAGCTATCTCCTCTCTTGTTACATCGTAATGTCGATACCTTTTTCGTGCAGGATATTGATACACTCCTGCAAATAAGCATCATCATGTTCAGGATAAATCATATTACCCTGCTTGGCAGATTCATAAATCTCTTCATACTTAGAATCAGAAATCCATGTATCTTCGCCCAATGTACTTCCTCGCCAGTTCGGATTCTTCCAAATCTTATCTGGATGGTAACCACGCTTCTCCATCTCGTCCATAATCAGATAATGATAAGCGACAAGCAAGGCAGGGTCATGTGTAAAAGCATAGTCTACAGTTGCGTGTTTCTTGCCCCAGCCTTTTCCTCTCAGAGCCGCACATTCTCGATGCTGACCTAAGAGACGCTGACGGTCAAGATAGGGAATAAGTTTTTGATGCCAGATACGAATGGTTATCACTTCTTTCTTCCTTAACTTTCTATATATATTATAATATATTTTATAACATTTTTCAAATAGGTATTTATTTTGGCCAAAAGCTGATATACACTCATTATCATTTTTTAGATAACAATAGAGAAAATAATGAAAGGGGCAGATTGTCTATGTATTCTCAGATGATGAGTGGGGAGAAAATCACTCCCTATCTAGTTCGTCTACTAGTTGATACCGAAGACGAAATTGCCACCCTTCCTACCCACTTTACCCCTGGCAGCACTTGCGAGGTTGTCGCAACTTCTAGCACTTATAGATTGAACAACCAGGGTCAATGGATTAAACAAAAGTCAAGTGGCGGCGGAGGCGGTGGGACAGTTGTCGTTGAAGGCAGCTTAGCCGACATTGCAGACATTGATAAACTATTTGGTTAAGGAGTGATTCCTAATGGCAGTCGCATTAGAAAACCTTATTGACCTTAACCTTTTATCTCACTATGATACAAAACTCAAAGAATGGGTTAAGGAACAGATTAAAAATGGTGGAAGCATTGAAGTAACACAGCGTTCTGAGCTTCCTGAAGTTGGTGAAGAAGGCAAGATCTACTTTGTAGAAGATGCCATCTTGCAATATACCACAGCAAATGGCTATCAAAAGATCGGCGGAACTGGAAGTCCGCAGAAACTTGAGTGGCATGACTTTTAATTAAAAGGGTCGAAGTATTAAATACTTCGACCCTTTATTTTTTTATCTACCCATATAGTAGTTTGGATCCTTCTTCAACCACCAGTCAAGGCTCTCAGGATCTTGCCAACGCTCCCAAATTGTATCAAGAGATTCAATGTCGTGGAAGTACATTTCTGCGCCGGGCCGGATTAACCGATCGTCATGGTAGTGGCCGCAGAGCCATACCTCCCAATCAACTTTACTCTTGATATCCTCAAGCCAAAGTTCCATACTTTTATCTACTTTGGATTGGTCAAGACCAGAGAGAAACAAATCTCTTGGCTCCCAAGAAATGGGACAAGTATGGGTTAGGACAAAATCATAACGCTTACCCTCAACCCATGCGCCAATTTCATCCATTTCCTTTTTGGTTAGCTGTTCATCCTTGAACCAGCCAGTCCAACTATCTGTATCTTCTGGACGATCTCTAAGTCGATACCACTTATCTACGGAATACGCTCCGCCGATAACAAGGACAGAGTAGCCATGAATGTTATAACTCTCTCCATCAAAGAGGTATCTGATATTCGGAAACTCTGGCTCATAATATACTCCGCCATCAATATCTTCGTCATACATCTGCTCCATGAAAAGGTTTTCTGGACGCTCTTCATGGTTGCCACGAACTGCATAAATGCGGAATCCGGTTGCATTGACATTCCTCTTGTTCTTCTGGTCGGTCTTATTTAGATAGAAATTAAGACCCATATCACCAAGGATAATCAACGCAGTTTCATCAGGAGGGTACCCAATGTGACTAAGTCTCTCAAGGACTTGACCATGAGTATCTCCTGTAACGAGCCAGTTCTTAATCACTTAGAATCTCTCCTTTCAATGCACTTTTTACGATATTATACTGCACATCATCAAGCAGTTCATCAACTGCGGTATCGAAAGTCTTACCAACTTTTTCACAGAAGGCGTCCGCAGTTTCAATTACGTCAGCAATAGCCGCATCCGCGGAAGTGCGGGCCTGCTCAAGGTTAAAATACCCCTGTTTAACAGCTACAAGAAACTCAGGACGCTTAGGATGCAGGCACGCTTCATAGGATTCACCGCTGATGTATCTATGGATATACTCCTGAACCCGCAGGAGATGATGGAGCTGTTTTGGATCGTAGCCATACTCGGCTAGTACTTCCAATTTGCTAGGATATTCATGCTCCATAGCATGATATTTCTCCATAGCGATACCCTTCATGGTCTTAACTGCGCCATATGGAGAGTAGTGAGCAATCTGCTCGCGCGCCGCAGTCAGACGACCCCATTCACTTTCAAAAAGAGGGTTTACCCAAGCATAAGGGGTAAAGAGAATTTCAATGAAGTTGAGATTCTGTTTGCGGAAGGTGGCGAGCATCAATCGAATATCCTTCAGATCGGTATGCTCGTTGTTTGCTCTTACATGAGTGGTGCTGATAGGCTTCTTGTTAAGAACCACTTCATCAAAAGTAGGAGTAACAATCAGCTTCGTATCAACATCGCTCTTAGGAGTTTCAAGACCATAGTTCTGAGAGCCTTGCAAGAAGATACCGACGATTCTTGATTCGTCAAACCTCTGCAAACTTTCATCGAGATGGTCATGGACTCTACTCATAACATCAGTCATCGCCAATAGCCTCCATTTCTTTAATATATCTTTCGGGGATAGGATGCGCGGTAATCAATGTATCTTTGCCACGCCAGATATAAATGTTGCCTCGATAAACTCTAATAGAACAGGTATTAGTCTGGTTTCTCTTGTTCTGAAGATACGAGAAGAACTTAGGGAACTTCTGAAACTGATTTATAGTTGCACCAGATCGCTTAGCTTGCTTAGCTAACTTCTTAGCTTCTGCGAAACTCTCACATCCCTCAGTCCTCTGAACAATGCGCTCTTTGCTATGACGAGTAATTTTTCCCATTATTACAACACTTCCTCTCTTTCTGTCGCACCCAGATAGGTTCGAATAACATCAGCCTTACTCTCAAGGCTATTTGCTTCCTCGATTAGATTCTGCGCTTTCCAGTATAGCTGGGTTGCAAACTTGTCTAGTTCTTCTCTTGATTTATCGAAAAGACCCGGATATTCGGCTTCGAGGTCTTCCAAATCTTCCTCTTCATACCATTTTAGATCGAGTTCTGAAAACTTACCCATTTAATCTTTTCCTTCCTTTCTTTTCTCAAGCCACCAATTTGCTCCGTTGCTATCAAATACAAGCATTAAAGGTGTGAAAGTTCCATCCTCATTCTTGAGGACGATACGGGATTCTTTCGTTTTAGATAATGGTTGTCGTCCCAATCTGTCATATAATTGTACCCAAGTTTTGACCATTATCTAATTTCCTCCCATCCATTCTTCTCAATGATTGCTCTCATATTCTGAACGCCGACAGGATTCATACTATGGAGATGAAAGCTATATCCTGTGTCTACAATGTTTTTAGCTTCTAGCCAATCGAGTAACTTAATATAGTCCCCACCTTCAGACGCATAGTCACCAGCATCATGGTCAAGGTCAATCAAGATATTATCATCTATCATGTTATGTTCATACTGCCAGATCGCAGTTTTAGCGGCTTTTACACTTTTAACCCAGATATATTCGCTCGGAGCCGGCCGCAGATCATCAATCCACAGTTTCATCGTATACCTTCTTTCTTAGTTAAACAGTTCAGGCATAACTCGCGGATTATAGTTGCGAGTCTCAATCAGGTGATTATGATTGTTATGTGCGTTAAGAATATCCTTTCCCTTGGCATTGCCAATAGCAATCATATAACCAAGACGATCTTTAGCCTCTCTTCTCTTGATTCGGCAAGCCTTAAGCATACGTCCCAGTTTGACGAAAATGATATTTCCAGGAGAGGTAAACTCAAACTTATGGAGCAAATCTTCTTGCAGCCTATCCTGCTCAGATTGTATAGTAGCATAATATTTTGTGATAGCCGGAATCTTTTCAGCAGCTTTACCGAAGATTTCTACAGCCTGCCGCAGTTCTTCATAAGCGGCTTCTGCTTCTTCTTTTGTTAAAGTAGGAATGGGGTCTTCGCTTGCTTTCTTGCCATCAAGAGTAAGATACTGCAATTCCTGCAGTTTATCTTTTAGACTATTCTTTGCATACTTCTGAGCCGCCTCTAAGGTATTGAACTTACCAGCCGCGTAAATATTATCAGTCCAATGATTTTCCTTGGCATAAGCATAATATTTATTTTCTTTAATCCACAGAATAACAAACATTTATCACAAACCCTCTTTCTTAACTTTCTATATATATTATATTATAATTTTTCAAAAAAATAAAGGGGAGCTATATAGATAGCTCCCCTTATTCTTATACCGAGGGTACAGCTTTCGTAGAATCGCTGTTCACATCAGCGTTAGTAGCTGTAGTAACAGACCAGTTGTCTCTCGGATACGCTCCTGTAGTACATGGATTGCAAGTAATCTTGTCACGCCAAAAATCTTCACAGGAACATTGTGACACCCAAGGCGCATTTACTTTATGACACCGAGGGCAAAGCCAACCTTCCATCATCATTGGTTTACCTCCTTAAAAATCCCAGCTATTACCATTGATAATAGCTTTCGCATACTTGTTATTTGTCATATCCTTAGCTTCAGACAATTCGTTCTTAAGAATAGACAAGGTATCCTCGTCCATGCCCTTAAGCAGCGAGATAGACAGAACCTCGGACAGATTGCTGATTACCGTTTCGAGTTTCGCAATTCTATCAATAGTACGATAGGAGAACAGACACTCGATGCCAGCCTTATCGGTAATCTCTCTGAAACGATGGCAGAAAGATACCAGATTCTTGTTATTATCTGCCATAGCCATCTCAATCTTTTCAGAGTAGTCGATATTCACCATAGCAAAACGGTCAAGACTTGCTCTATCCAAGCAATAGCGACCAGTGTAGTTATTATCTGCACCGGTACCAACCGTATTACCAGCAGCGATGACTCTAAAGTTAGGGTTCGCACTAACTTTGCCGTTGGGGAAATCGAAGTATCTATTCGCGATGGCCGCGTTCAAAATAATCAGAGTCTCAGGGATAGATGCGTCCATCTCGTCCAAGAAGAACAGACCACCCTTCGTAAAAGCTTTATAAAACTGGGTTTCCTGATAATTACCGTTGGCATCAATGAAGCCAGTCAGCTTGTACTCCTGCGTAACGGCGTTGGTGAAGTAAAAATCCAGACCCAGAGCTTCCGCAACCTGCTGACAAATGACGTTCTTGCCGGTGCCCGCTTTGCCAGTCAGATAAACGGGGATATCCAGATTGACAATATTGAGAACCTCGTCAAACTTCTCATGCGTAGTGCCACAGATCTTATGGGTTGCAGTCGGCGTCCGCACTTCATGAACCTCCGGCAGGAAACCATAAGTCTCGTGAATTTTCTCATCAATCTGAGGATACACTTTCGCCAGAATTTCTTCCACATTCACGTCGACGACCGCATCAGTCACCGCCTTCATCATCGCTTCGAGCATCTTATCTCTATTCATATCAGCAGACCTCCATATATTTAAGAATTTCTTCAATATCATTTTCATGTTCAGTAATCCACGCACGGTTAATCACATAGGTATTTTTATCCTTGATAAGAGTCTTCAAAACTTCAAGCTCAGGCGGACGGCCATACCCATGAGAAAAATTTTCTACCATACCAGGACAAGTTTCAAGGTACTTAAAACCAATTCGTCTAAACATCGCAGGATGAATCATCGGAAAGCAGATTTTCTGCAAGTTAAAGCGTTCGCCATAGCCTTTAATCTTCACAGTTGGAAAAATAATCTGCTTAGTTTCTTTCGTAGGCATAAAACCAACCGACAATTCAGTTTGCACACCGGACAACTCAATGAGGTTGATGGCGGATACAAGCGCCGCACCCGCAGATGCCAGAACATCACTTTCTACGCCACAGCTACCGCCTGTAGCATAGATAATAGAGATGGTCTTTCTCTTCTTATGGAGTTTTTCCAGTGTAATCATAGATTCCGGCAGTCCTTTAAGAGCATTGGGTACATTTGGAACAAATCCTACCACTCTATTTTGGACTATGGGCTTAGGAATTGAATTGTAGATTTTACTTGTCAGTTTCTTATTTTTAGCTAAGCTGCTCTTGATATTTTTAACCGGATCTTCATAGCCATGAATCAAGAGAGATTGAGCTTCTTCATAAGAAGATGTACCACTCCACTCTTCATTTCCACGTTCCTGAGACGAATCTTCGTTACGCATGAAGCTATTGTTTTCACGGTTATTGATAGTATTCAGTAAACTGTAAATGCTACCAAAATCTTCTCGATATAGAGAATAATCAGAAGCAGATTGCGCTGGCGGTTCAAATGAAGACGTAAACAAACTTGGGAATGGCATTCCAGCTGGATATGGATATAGCATCTATGTAACTTCCTTTCCTTACCTTATATATTTATTATATCATAAATTAAATTATTTTTCAATAAATAGAAAAGACGGGGAAATGGCAATTTTCTTGCCATTTCCCCGTTTGAGAGGGTTTAGTGAATCTGAGCATAACGCTCGCTGTCCAGCTTCTCAAGAATCAGATCGAGTCCGTCCTTGCCGCTGAGAATCTGCTGAATCATAACAGGGCTAAAACCACTTACATAGCTAAAGCCGTCACCGATTGCGGGAATGTTGTTATTGCGGGCGTTCAGGTTCCAGAAGATGCAGCTAGGCATCTTGTAACCGTAGCGTGCCCACTTAGCCTTCATAGCCTCAAAGAGAGTCTGGATGGCATCGCTGTGCATACCATACCCCCAGCCACCCCGATCAGTAGAGTTACTGGTAACACACTTGTCAAACTCCATATCAGAGAAGATGTAGACGCGAGTAGGCATATCCTCAGGCTTTACACTTTGCTTCATCGCGGTGTTGAGCAGCATATCGAAGACAGCTTCGATATTAGTGTTCATACCCCAATCTGCACCAATGCAACGGCACAACTTATCGGTAATGTCTGCCCCCTCGAACTTCACCAGCTCAGGATGACCAGAGAAGGTAATGAAGTGGTTGGCAAAAGGACCGTGCGCCTTATCTGCGATATACGCACCCATAGAGACCGCAGCCTCCATAGGAACACCGGTCATAGAGCCAGAAACATCGACAACAGCAATGCCATTCTCGATATTATCACCGTAGTAGTTAGGAAGGTTCTCCCAATACTTCTGAAGCATCAGACGATCAGGATCGCCCAATCCCTTACGATTGGCTTCAAAGGCACGATGTGCAATGTCGTGAGGATAGAGAGCACTGGCATTAACCTTAGTCTCAGTATCCTTAGCGAAAGCCTCATACTTAGCCTTAATCATATCGCGGCGAGCAAACGCATTGCGATAAATTACGCCGGCACGAGAAGGAATCTTGTCAAACTCAATCTCGTCCCACCGATTCTCAGACATGAGGCGCTCAACGATGCGGATACGCTCACGCAGAGTAGAGAGAGTCTTGCGGTACTGTTTTGCGGTCATGCCAAAATGATTGCGAGTAATCACCGCCAGATGGCGAGATTCCTTAGAGCTGGTATTCTCAGACTTCAGCCACTTAGCGAGCAGAGAAGGAGTCTTGCAAGAGACATCCAAAGCCAGCTGATGGCGCATCAAATTGAAAGCGTCCTTCTCCAGAGGAGTGCCAACGAAGATATACAGGTCGTCCCAGCGACCGTACTCAGGCACAAACTGGAGATTACGACGCATGGCTTCAGTCTCGTGAGAAGCAAGCCAGTTGGTCACAACGCGGAAGAAACGACGCTCACCCTGGCCGCCGCGCACATCACGCAGATAGAACAGGCACTTTAAAGCATGAGCTTCATCCTCGTCAAAGGCCGCCTTGAACAAAGTGATACAATCTGCATCAGAACGAGTGCGGTATGCTCCGCCGAGCGCGAACAAATCCATAAGACCATTCAGAGTGGACTTATGGGTAACTGCGCCATTCTCAGTCAAGGTAAAGTTGGTATCTTGCTTCATAGCGTTCATAAAAGTATTCATCGTATCAATCTCCTTTTGATTTTTAGTTACTCCCTTGGACAAGGGAGATTAAATTCTAGACCTTTTCTTTTCGGTTCCGTTGGGTTTAACCACTTCCCTACCTCCGCCATATAGTGGTGGGGAGGGCAGGATTCGAACCTGCGTAGCATAAGCGACGGATTTACAGTCCATTTTTATTGCTGTTAAGGTCTTATGGAGCGAACGGTGAGATTCGAACTCACGCCCTTGCGGGTCACACGGCTTTGCAGGCCGGGGTCTTAAACCACTTGACTACGTTCGCATATTCCGAGAAAAAACTTCCTAAACCTCTCGGCTAGTTAATTACAGCTTAACTAGGTTTTTGCGTTTTACTCTGGCTGTAATAGAGGACGCCATTTACGGGAAGAGTTGGTACCCAAGGTGGGATTCGAACCCACAGTGGTTAATGACCGGCAGGGTTTGAGCCTGCTGAATATACCAGTTCTTCTACTTGGGCATAAATATAGAACGAGGCCTCGCTCTATGATTTTTATTTATAGCGCCGACTCAGACACTTCTCAAGTGCAACCTCACCAGTCTCTAGCTTTATATCAGCTTCATACTCGGCATCAACTGTTTCTAGCACAATATTGTGTTACCCTTTAGCTACTATAAACCAAGTTTACTCTTGGAAGGTTTCTCGATTACCCTCACCTTCAACGGCAGAATCTACTGCTTGACGCCAAGCACTCTTTTTACTGACGGGTGCGGCGCCGTGAAGTCAGTTTAAGGATTGAGAAGAAATTCTTCCCTTACCTTATATAAATATTATATCATAATATTTATATTTTTGCAAATTTTTCATTTCTTGCTTCCATTGTAAATAATCCAGGATTGTTTTCCTTTCTCTCTCCGTAACTGCAAAAATCATCGGGGTTACGAGATTGCCACGAATCTTTTTGTGCATTGCCGTCCGAATAGATTTTTAGGCAAACTCCTAAATCATAGTGTGCGCAGTCATTGCACCGCGTCACACGAGCAACATAGCTTGATAGTCGGTACAATGCACATTCGCATTTGAAGCAAAGCTCTTCATGTGGGTTGGTTTTGGCAAACCACTCGCCACAGGCTTTACAAGCAGGCATTGTCATCACCTTCATCCATCTTTGCCCCGCAGTTGGGGCAGTAGTTAGGGAACCAATAGTTCCACTTCGTTGCATCCAGCCCTTCCGTTGACTTCTTCCCGCATACTGAACAAGTTTCATCCGCGTTCCATTGCCCATGCATCTCCTGCAGCCGCTCCTCCACCGAACCCCCAATGGGCGGCTGCGCCCGCAACTTCTCGATCTCTTTCGCCTGCGCCTCAATCAAGTCAGCAGCTTCCGCCAGATTATCACCCATGGCAATAGGCGTTTCCCGATAGTTCCACTCCGCCCATTCTTCGTAAGCACGCAGAACATCTACGAGGTTTGTATCTTTCATTCCTCCACCTCCTGCATCCAGAACTCACGACGGCAGTCGAAGCAAGACTGAAATCTACAGCGATCCTTGCCATTGAGTGGATATTGTTTCTGGTCTACTTGGCACGGTGAAATGTCAATTATTCCATTTATGTCAAATCTGACGTTTGGGAACTGCTCTAGAAACACGCTCTGCCGCGTCTTGCGCGGATGTTCCTTCGACCATTGCTCAACGATGGCAATTTCTCTCTCAAACTCTTCATCCGTTTCTTCGGGACTAACGCAACACCCAATATCACCAAGAGGGCATTTGACACATCCTATATCAAAAGAAAATTGCACATTCTTCGTTCTTCTTTCAAAAATTCTAAAGCATCCATCTTTTAGCTCCTATTTCTCGTCTAATTCGTTGGCGGAGGATAAGAGACTCGAACTCTTACGCCGTTATTCACGGTTACTGGCGGTTTTCAGGACCGCTCCCTTGCCAATTAGGGTTAATCCTCCGAATAGAGCAGTTTTATATCTTGCTCAGGATACTTTCTTACAGACTGTCAAGCATATCGTTCTTGGCAGCGATGACCTCGTTCAACTCATAGAGGGCATCGTCCTTATAATCGACCATCTTATCGAGATAAGCCTCCGCATCGACATACGCCCAATAGGCCTCGTCAACCTTTTGATTGGCACGGGTAACACGCTTCTTGGCAATCTTCTCTGCGCACCGCAGAGCAGCGAGCTTCTTACCCTTCTCCAGAGAGAATGTATCACCGGCATGGCAAACTGCAACACCTCGCACAGTCTTGCCTGCATAGGTAGAAACTGCAATTACGCGAGAACCATTAGTATAAAACTTGTACTTCTCAATCGGATACATAACTTGTAACTCCTTTTCTCATTTACTATATATATTATAATATAATTTTTAAGATTTTTCAAATCGTCCTCTTGATGGGGAGAAGTCTTTTCTTCTTTTATCTTATATACATATAATACAATATATTTTGAAAAAATGCAAAAAAAAATAGGATAAGCCAAATGGCTTATCCTATTAGATCATTGAAACTTCCCCAAGCAACATCAGCGACGGGAGAACCCCATGTTCCATCGCCTCGAAGATACTTCTCGTTATCATTAGCTTGAGGTGCTGGTACTAGACCTCTCGTGCCCGCGGCCGTAGAGGAAGCCCCAGTCATAGTATCTACATTATTTTGAACTACTGTCCAGTCACTTGCTTTATAGCTAGAACTATAATCGCTGATACATATAATCATATCACCTACTTCAAGCTTGCCTAGAGAAGCAATCTCGAAAGATGCATTGGCTTTATATGTCCAGCCCACTTTATAATCCTTTAGACTAGTAAGATCGGCAGCACTAGAGACGACACCTTTAAAGACTAAAGAAGAAGAAACCGCGGTTTGCAATGCATTGACCGCGGCTCTTGCCTCTTTATCTTTAAGGGAGTAAATGGTACTGCCGAGTTCTACATTGGAAATGTACTTATTCGCCATTTACTCACCATCCTTTATTTTCATAAACGAGCATTTAGCTCGCTAGTGCTAGATTACTGTACGGTAACTTCCTTAGCGGCAACAGTAATGTCACCAACAGCAAGCTCAACCTCATCAGCAGTAAACTTGGTATCAGCAGCGTTAACAGTGGCCTTGTCATAAGTAACACCAGAAACAACCTGAACCTCAGTGCCAGTAAAGGCAGCGTTGACAGTGTTCTTGTCACCAGTAAAGGTAGCAGCGAACTTATCACCAGTAAACACAGGAGCAGTAGCGGTAGCACTGGTAATACCAGTAACAACGGAAGTACCCTCAGCAGCCAGCTCAGGAAGCGTACCAGCGTCAAATTTACCCTCGGTATAAGAAGCCTTAGCACCTTGCTTAAAGGTGGGCAGGTCGTTAGCAGTAAAGGAGAAGCTCAAAGTTTCGCTTGTCTCATCAACATTGGCGCTCCAAGCAGCCTTAGAACCAGCGGTAAAGGTATCATCGCCGTTAGCGGTAAAGGAGTCAGCAGCCTTAGTGGGAAGAGTACCAACAGAAGTAACCTTCTGAATGGTATCAGTAGCAGGGGTAACAGTCACAGTAGGAGCGGACACAGAGCCAGAAATCTGAACACCGTTCTCAGCGTCTTTAGCGATAGCAACCTTACCAGTAGCAGTTACGTCAGCTGCAATACTACCAGCAGGAGTATATGCACTTTTAGCAAGAGTAGCAGCAGTAGCAGTCTGATTCAGAGCAACAGCGATAGAACCAGTAACATTACCAGTAGCTTTCACACCAGAGATGGTCTGACCGGCAACAGTACCAGTAGCAGAGTCCTTCTTAGCAAGCTTGCCAAGGCCCATGTCGGTAGCAAGAGTATCAAGATTGATATTAGCAGAAAGATTCTGAGTACCAATGGTGATAGTCTTCAGAGCATAAAGGGTCTCATCGCCAAGCTCGTGCCAATCAGCGGGATCGCCGCCATACACATACTCCTTAACACCAACAATAATTACATCGCCAGCAAGCGGGTCAGTAACTGCGGCAGTTGAAGCGAACACACCACGGAAGTGCATAGAGCCAGAAATACTAGCAATAGCAGCCTGAACCTGAGCACCAGTAACAAGGCCCTGCTCATCAGCGCCAACACCTGCGGCGACATCCTTCTTAGCAGCGGTGCCAAGAGTCTTAAGCAGCTCACGAGCCTCGGCATCCTTTAAGTAATAAGTCTTATCACCGATTGTAAGCTTAGAAATCACAGGGATATTCTTAGGATCAAAAATAGGCATAATTAGATTTCCTCCTAAATAGATTATTTGAAGACGACAGTTTCATCTTCTAAATTAACTGAAGCACTAACCTTAGTGTTCAGTTCATCTGTAATCGCTTTTTGCGTCATTGTACCATCCACATTCTCTCCAGTAGTAGAGTAAAGTTTCATAATACCTGCGGTTTCCGCTGACGCGGTCGGAAGCGAACCCGGCCCAATTAAAACAAACTCAACGCCATTGTAATAATACAAGTCGTTGGTGTTATTGGCATCAATATAAATTTTATTTTCATTAGGAGTGATTTCCTAAATACCATCAGCATCCTTGAAAATCTTTCCGCCAATGAAATAAACGCGTTGGAAGATAGTATTCTCATACTCAAGACTTCCATAAGTTGATACACCATCACCAACAATTACGCAAAGACCTTGTCTAGCAGTATCTACTAAACAGATTTCTCCTTTTTTGGGAATAAAACTATCTTTTACCTTCTCGTAATTGTAATCATTGTCGCGGCGTAACTTAAAAACAACTTCAAATGTTTTAATAGCCATATATTTTAACCTCCTATTGTTGCAGGAGCGCCGCCAGCATCTAAAATGATTGTATCAGTATTCTCAATTGCTGGAGAAGTTATCTATACTCTGGTACTGTCATCAGTATCTAAAAAAATCAAACGATTATCCTCGTCTGTTGTAAAGATCAACTAACCTTCTTTAATTGGAATATTATTGAGATTGGCAAAAGAACCTTTAAGAACTACTAATTCAGCCATTCTTACAAATCCCTCCTCTCACATAGATATAAAAACTAATGCAAATCATTTTGCCATATTTGGCCTGAAAAATTCTAGAGCCACTTTGCGTTTGCACCGAGCGCGGTCCAGTCTTGCTCATATACAAAAAGAAACCCCTATCACGAATGACAGGGGTTAGGCAGAACACTTGCAGGTGTTAAGCTCTCTCGGTTTTCTCATATATATGATAAACATTGCTGCAACAATGAATTGGTGCCAACTCTGAGAGTCGAACTCAGTCCTCTCGCCGTATGAAGGCGGCATCTTAACCATTTGACCTAGCTGGCATATAGCCCTCTTACGAGGGCTATTTTTAAAAATTATCGAACTTATTTACCATGGAGATGTTTACTTTTGTTAGAGTACAAGACTCAACAGTCGTATTTTTCATCCACTGTCTACGAGCAATTTCTGCGTCCTCGTCAGACATTGACTCCTCAAAAGCATCATAAGCCACAGTCAACTTAATCTTCTGCGGGTTGATGGTTAAAGCACCATCAGCAACCGTGACATTAGAGGGAGAGAAAGTAATCCAATAACGGACTTTATCTTTCTCAAAAGAAATGTTATACTCATCCTTAGAGTAGAGATCAATCTTCTTGTAATAAGCTGTAGTGACCCACCCATTAGACAATCTAACGGTAACATCATAAGAGCTATTGCGCTCATAATTGATGTTCAAATCCATGAGGGTCTCTTCCAGAGGATAGCCCTGCTTTAGATCGAAAGCGATTGCGCGCAGACAATCAAAAGTAATATCAGCTACTTGAGACAGCTTAACAACCTTTTCAATATCCTCTTCCCAACCAGTACCAAGCTTATCAACCATATAAGCACGAACTTCGTCAGGAGAGGGACAGGTAATCTCAAAATGATAATGGAAGCGGCCAGGTCGGTTAATAAGAAATTCGTTCAACTGACGAGGATCGTTACAGGTAATGACAAACAGCTTCTTACCGTTATCCATACCATCGAACAGACTAAGCATCTCAACCTGCGGATCGTCCTTCTCGGTCTTGGCGAAAGTCTTTTCAAACTCGTCAAAGATAATCGTTACCTCTTGCTGAATAGAGGCAAGAAAATTGCTGATGCCGGGAATAGCGGTGTCAACGATAATGACTGGCATATCGGCCTTAATAGACTCTTCCGCAATCATGCGAGCAAGCAGAGATTTACCAATACCCTTCTTACCGGAGAGAATGACACCGAAGTTTCTCTCACTTACAGCAAAAGATTTTAGAATCTTTTCTGCGCGACGAGCATGATTGCCGTAGATTGTATCCTCGTTGATAGCAAGGTCATCATGCTTAATAAGCCAAAAACCCATCATTGGATTAAATCCAACCGAGTAAGTAGCAATAGGAAGCTCCTTATAAGTCTTTACATCTTCGCCATAGACTTGATAACGAGAACCTGCGTTTACTATGTTCATTCCTTTACGTCCTTTCAATACATATTGGCGCGGGGCTGCGGATTCGAACCGCTTTTTCAGCCTTTTAACGCTGATGGTCTACCTTTAACCTAGCCCCGCATATGGTGGATCTTCGGGGAATCGAACCCAGGACCGTGCGGTTATGAGCCGCGTGCTCTAACCAACTGAGCTAAAGATCCATATTACCACGCGGCTATCAGCCTGTTTACCCGTGGCTAACGACTTCAGTCGTCCTTTCGTCTGATCACGTAGTATCGTCGCTTCATCGGCTGCCAGACTAATTCTCCCGATACTCGGATACCTAGTTTAGCATTATCTAGGGTACTCATTTATTTTAAGTCTGTATGATAAGACTTGGTGGGCCAGGTTGGACTTGAACCAACAATGCTCGAAAGCCACGGATTTACAGTCCGCTGCGTTACCAATTCCGCTCACTGACCCATATACGGTTAAGTAGAAGTAACCGTAAACTCCTCCATCTCCTTGTTTTATCGAGTAAGGTTTCTCGAAAGGGCTTCTGGAATTGCCTTGGCACCGGCTGATAGAATCGAACTACCACCAAAAGAGTCAGAGTCTTTTGTACTCCCATTATACGAAGCCGGTATAAAACAAGACGCATTTTTCTTGTTGCTTAACCTGTTAAGCTATCCTATTATTGGCGAATAGAATCGGACTCGAACCGATAATACACAATATGTGTAATTGCTGTATACGTCTTTTATGTTAATTGTTTAACCCAGACCACCTATTAACAAAAGGGAATGGTCCCGTGAGGTTTATCCGCTGTCATCTAGAGCCACTTTTCTTCCTCAAAAACTCTACTAAGAAGAGCCACCAACTTTTTAAGTCTTTGATTCTTGCGGACACGGGTGGTGCCGGGGAGGGGACTCGAACCCCCAATCCTTACGGCGGCGGATTTTAAGTCCGCTGCATATACCAGTTCTGCCACCCCGGCAGGTGTTAACAGTCAACAATATCTTTTTCGGTTGGGCAACTGATTTCGAAACCTACGAAAATATCGTTGTCACAAGCCATATTAGCGATAAAATCGAGTTCTATGGCATATCTGTCAAGAGTTTGAATGTCATCTTCATACTCTTCAATGATTTCTAATTCAGAGTTGATCACGTCTAACTTCTCTTCAAGAGAATTATTCGCGCTAGAAATAAGCTCTAACTTGCGGTTAAGGGCTTCGATCTGAGATTTGGCAAAATTTTTGCCAGCCCGCAGTCTCTCTGCTACACTTCTCAACTCTGTTTCATCAATCTTTCTAATCTTCTCATAAGGAGCATTTACTTCGCTATATACCTGAGTGCTCCGAGAATAGTCAGCGATAAGAATAAATTCTTTATCGTGCCGTGCAAAGAAATATAAGTATTGCGACATAAATTCACTCCTTTAGAAAAGATGGCCAGGAGCGCAGGATTTGAACCTACAACCTCGTGTCCCTAGAAAATCATAGTGGCTGCTGTCGTGGTCTATTTACTAGACCTGGATTATTACACGCGCTCTACCAATTGAGCTAGCTCCCGAAATGTAGTTTTGATAAAGGTTGACTACAAACCTTACTGGTGTGCGTTCCACGCCAAAGGGTTCTTCCGCGCGCTAAGTCCCACTCTTTAGAGGATTCAGTATTCGAGCTGCAACCTTCCAGTTCTCTACTCTTGCTCTGCCGACTCAGAGTGTCGCTCATTTAAGAGCTGCTTGCGTTTCTCCCCACAAACGGGGCTTATCAACCAGTTAAATTGATTTATGCCGGTTAGTAGATTTTGGCAGCGGTGGAAGGGTTCGAACCTTCGAATACATGGGTCAAAGCCATGCGCGTTAACCACTTCGCAACACCGCTAAATAATCAAGACGCTAAAGAGTTTTAATCAATTTACATTCGCTCTTCTGTCAATTAACTCTCTCTTACCCCAGGAGAACTAGCCAAACGGCGATCATAGATGATTCTTCACAATCCTCTGTATAAACTTTCTTTATAGAAAATAAAATTGCTGGCTAGCGTCTTATTCTAAATCATAACCCTTCATTTAGGCGGTTAAATTCCTCACCTTAGCTTTTGTTTATTTGTTCTAAGGCAGTTTTTGTGTGTGACCACTGTAGCGCTCCCAACGCTGGTACGGGATACAGGACTCGAACCTGTGACCCCTTGCTTGTAAGGCAAATGCTCTAACCTGCTGAGCTAATCCCGCATACGACTTACCTGATGTAAGTCGCCGCAAACTTCTCCTCAGAAATTAAAAGAGGCTGACTTGCACACCCGCCAGATTCAATGTTAACGAACATAATCATCGACTTCTTCGTCTCCATATCTGTTGCTCTGGCAACTGTACGAACCAAACCCTTGTCGGAAAAGTAGTAGCAACCCATATCAATTTTCTTCATACCATTTACTTCCTTTCTTAACTTTCTATAAATATTATAACAAAAATATTATAACATTTCAAGACCCACGAAAACTTAGACTTATGACTCCATAGCTCTCGCCTGTCTTCGTTCTAAAGAGCTATCTCGACGTCTGGCAGCAATGACTTGCTAATCATTATATCTTCTTCTATTAGTAAAGAAAGATTTGCTGTATAGGTCTTTATATAACATAGGAAAGGAGTGATACATAGTCCCCACCAAATGGGGATTGGTCCGAGTGCAGAGATTCGAACTCTGGGCCTCCTGAACCCAAATCAGGCGCGCTACCAACTGCGCTACACCCGGATAGGTGTCCCGCCATTTAAGGTCTTACGGGCTGACCATAACAAGACGCCTTTTGTGTAATTGGGAATCGAACCCAAATTGTTTCTTTTGTAGAGAAATGTCTTAACCTTTTGACTATTACAATAGTAGTGGTTGCGGCAAGCGTCTTCTCTTATCTTCTATAAATATTATAACAAAATATTTTTAGAAAATCAAGTTGTCGTAATGAAGGCATTATAGCCCTTACTCTTTAGATCATTTACAACTCGTGTTGCGTTAGCTTTCACAGAGAACGCACCAATTTGAACCTTCCAATAACTACCAACCTTGCGAACATAAGCATTCTTATATCCTGCATTGATAGTATCAGGAAGAGCCTTGATTTTAGCTAAAAATGCATCTGCATTAGCTTTCTTGCTAAATGCACCAAGCTATACTCTGTAAATAACTTTTGGCTTTAGATAAACAGCCATTATATTATCAACAGGACGATTAGCAAGCGCCTTTGTGATACACTTGCCATCATGCAATATCTTGGTACTTCCGCCTCCATCAAGGTTAATAGCGTAGTCAACCTTGAGAGTCCGCAAGAAAGATTGCATTTGTGAGAAGTTCATGCCCGGAGATTCAATAGCTACAATAAAGATATTTTCTTTATTATAAGCTAGAATAGTTCTTCTAGCCTTGTAGTTAATCTCGGAAGCAATAGTAATAGGAACTGCGGCGCCCGCCTTAATTAAGACTGGATAGCCACTTACGAAGTCCTCAAACTTCTCTTGACCAATTACACCGTACTTTAACTCTCCATTGACAGTTCCAAATCCTTCTTTGTAAAGAGAATTAGAACTAATGATTATACCTTCATCGGTATAGTTAAAGGCTGTTGAACCATCAGTCATGCTGAAGAAACCACCATTGGAAACGATAGAAGGCTTAACAGCGCAACTATCATAGTAGGCTTTCAAAGTCTAACGAGGCTGTTGACATAGCGCCATATCGAACTTTGAAATCTCTGTCTTTGGAATTTCTACAACAGTGATATAGGAATAGTTAATTGGATTATAAATCTTCATTTTATCACCTTCCTCAATACTTATAAAGAAAAAGATAATTAAATTAAAGAAATATCTCCAAATGGTAGTCTGGGTGAGACTTGAACTCACGACCTCTCGATTATCAATCGAGTGCTCTAACCAACTGAGCTACCAAACTATACTGGCGCGGGGAGAGAGATTCGAACTCCCGGACCCATTGCTGGGCCTCCAGTTTTCTAGACTGGCGCCATCAACCACTCGGCCATCCCCGCATATTGGTGCCCACTCAGAGATTCGAACTCTGGACCCACCGATTAAGAGTCGGTTGCTCTAGCCAGCTGAGCTAAGCGGACAAGTTTGGTGGAGGTAACGGGAGTCGAACCCGTGTCCGAAACATCTACTTAATCAGAACATTCTTACACGATAGTCCTTATTTATAGCTTTTGAATAGAGCCACAAGTCAAGAACAAACTAACTAAACTATAGGGCCGTACCGGTTATAAGTACAACGCATCCACCACTTTATTTTTAGAAGGAAAACAAAGAAACCAGAGGTATACAGTTAATGGTCAGCGAGCAAAAGCTCAAGCTGCCATGTGAGAATCAAAATAATTGTTGTCAGTTAATTGTTTGTTGCGCCGTAAGGAGGTCGCCTACCCGTGTGTTCTAACTTCTCAATGCCCCGTCGAAACCTTTATACCCCCATATTGGTACGGCTACTGAGATTCGAACTCAGATTGTGACAGCTTAGAAGGCTGTTGCCATATCCATTAGGCGATAGCCGCTTATTTACCACGATAATTAAGCCAATCCTTGTAAACTTCTTTTCTCGTAGGATATGGCTGATCTTTCCAGAACCAATAATATCTACGCTCTTTCCAGTTTCTAATACGACTTTGATAAAACTGCTCAAAGCTACGAGAAACAAGAAAACAATAGTCACAAATGTCATATTGACAAAAGTATCTTTTATAGAGAGAATTGGGTAACTCAAAATTAGCATCTCGGTTAAGCGCCCGCCGCACTTTTCGATTGGCCATCGCTTTCATACCCCGATTATGATCTTTCCAAACAGGCTGTTTTCGATAAGAACGAGACATACTCAACACTCCCTATCTTTATGCTTTTGTTTGCGGGAATAGGAACCTTTTCCCTTCTTAGCTTGCACAGAAGATCCTCGATGCTTGAACTGAAGCCACTCTTGTAGTTCATCGCCAGTTTTCTTCATAGCTTGCTTGTAAATCTTCTTATTCATTTCTAGACCCCTTTCATCTTGTATGTACCAAAAACATATGATTGAAAATTGCTGTTTGGGTCTCGTGGGGTGACTGGTGGAATTCGAATCCACGACAACTTGAGCCACAATCAAGTGCTCTAACCAACTGAGCTACAGCCACATGGCATCCCTTGAGAGACTCGAACTCCCGGTCTTGCGGTTCGTAGCCGCACGCTTTGTCCAACTAAGCTAAAGGGACATATCTATATCGGTGCACAGCACCGATATAGGGCATCATTAGATACCGTGCTACTACCAATTGGTAATATCCGTTTCGTCGCTAGAGCGATTTCACGCCTTGTGGAAGTTGTAGGCTACTTCCTAAGCCTATGGAGCTGACAGAGAGACTCGAACTCCCAACCCACTGATTACAAATCAGTAGCTCTACCAACTGAGCTATGCCAGCATATTATTTGAATTTTAAGGGACGGTGGAGGTGGGGATTCACCGATAGCTACTCCTGCAGATTTCAAACTGCATACCCCTACTTTTCTGACTTTACACCCGCAGGCACGAATCCCGCATTAAGCGACCCGTTCAAAGTTTATTGTCATGTCAGCAAGACAAGACGCTTTTCACGTCAGCTATTTCCTCTTGGTGGCCTCCGCACCGTGTACTTAGGCATCAGTACCACTAATAGATTTCTGTGCAGGCACAGCATATCCTAAAGACTTACTCTTTGTTCTACGGAGTTTATTCCTCATTTCCCTGGCGTCGGGTGAAGGATTCGAACCTTCGGACCGCGTTTCCACGGTCGACAGTTTAGCAAACTGCTGCTTTAAGCCACTCAGCCAACCCGACATATAAAGGACATGATGTTTACTTCTCACTAATCGTGGGTTCTACATCAGCAAAGATCATGTCATCAATGTCTTGGAACATAGAAAATAACCTCCTTATTTAATTTTACAAGACGCAAAGAAAATTATTTGCCGGATTTGAACCAGCTACAGTCAAATTAACAGTTTGATGCTCTACCAATGAGCTAAAATATTTTTCAAAAGAAAAAATTTGCTGTGTGCGTCTTACCCATAATGGCTTTATGCCTATGGTTGCGGTCGGACGATTCGAACGTCGTCTCTAGCTTATGAGGCTAGTGAGCTACCGTTGCTCCACCACCGCAATGGCACCGCGGGCTGGGCTTGAACCAGCGACGCGCAGGGCTTCAACCTGCCGCTCTACCAACTGAGCTACCGCGATATAAAGAGCAGTTTACCGACTTACTCAGGTCAATATGTTAATCAGCGATAACAAACTTACCGCACTTGCTAAACACCTGCACCGGCTTACCCTTCAGGTCACGCTCTTCCAGCTTATTGAAAGGACAAACAAAAACATTGGAGTCGCCAGCTCGCTCCATCACGCCACCGCAATTGGGGCACTTATGCTCCTTCTCCTTGACCTTAGGAGCCTTAAAGCCCATTGCCGCACCCAGAGTCTTAAAAGAATCGAAAGTACCGTGAACCTGCTTCATAATATCTTCTCCTTTTCATCTATGTATATTTCCTATTGTTAATGGTACTCCCAGTCAGGATCGAACTGACGACACCGCCGTGAAAGGGCGGGGACTTAACCACTTGTCCATGGGAGCATATTAAATAGACTACAAAGCCGTCTATTGGGGCAATAATGTCTCGATTCCTTACTAAAAGCGATAAAAGTAAGGTGGTGATCCCAGCGAGACTCGAACTCACATTTTCAGCTTGAGAGGCTGATTACCTAGACCAGTTAGTAGATGGGACCATAACTCGCACTTCTTCTTGCGAAGCTATTCAGGGAACGCGGCGTCACGCACCATTACCGTTTTCGTTTCGTTATATAAGGGGGAAAGAAAAGGGTAATCAAACCAAACCTAAACTGGTTTTTAACAAATATAATCACTAATTTAATATAACCGAGAAGAACCAAAAAAACTTCTCTTTGGTGGAACCTGCGGGACTTGAACCCGCCACCTCCTGCTTGCAAGGCAGGCGCTCTCCCAGATGAGCTAAGGCCCCATAAGATATATAGAGAAAAGTGAAGAGTGGTAGTACCATCACTTACCAGTACCTCGTACATTAAACCACTGAGGTCGAGTTCTAGTTAACGACAACGCTCGAAAAATGTCAGGAGGTGTTGCTGGCAGCCCCGCTGGGGTTCGAACCCAGACTTACTCCTTCAGAGGGATACGGTTTTAGAGACCGCCGTGCTAACCATTACACCACGGGGCAATATTCAGCAAGACACAGGTTTTTGCACTGGACTCGAACCAGTTATCATTTTCGTGGCGAGAAAAGAATTATCCCATTAAAAAACTTGCTGTACTGTGTCTTTCTTACTTTCTATAAATATTATATCATAATATTTATTATTTTTCAAATAAAGAGAATACTAAAGTCTAGGCGGGTGGTCATATTTCAGCCACACGCTTACGCTACTCCGACTTCGCAAAATTCCACTTCCAGAATTTCAGGCGTAGGTTTTTTTACGCTAATTCAAGGGATTTCCACCGCAACTTACCTCACTCTACCTCGCCTGCCTAGACGGCCGATAAGACCTGAACCGTTTCAATATTCTCTTATTGGCGATCCCGACGGGACTTGAACCCGTGACCTCTAGCGTGACAGGCTAGCGTTCTACTCTTCTGAACTACGAGACCAAATACTTAAGGAGAGTCACTCCTCTAACGGTAAGCTATACCGGTTAATTTTATTTAAGTAATAAAACAACAAAAGACTATCCAGATCCCGTGGACACAGGGAGGGTTTCCAAACTTGCACCCACAATCGGCAACCTGCGTAAGGTGAGCGGTTGACACCAATCCTTATGACTTGAGCGGATTAGACTCATTGGTGCGGCTAGTGAGATTTGAACTCACACGACCTTTCGATCACAAGCACCTCAAGCTTGCTTGTCTACCGATTTCAACATAGCCGCATATTCACGATTGGTTACTTTGCTTTCTTATATTTAGACAGGCGTTGTCCACTAAGCCACATATCTTCGCTGCTTGGCATTGCCGCGCATTGGATGCCGGTGGTAGTTTACCAATCAAAATCCATGTTAACGCCTCATTGGTACGGGATAAGGGACTCGAACCCTTACGCCATAGACACTAGATCCTAAGTCTAGCGCGTCTACCATTCCGCCAATCCCGCATACTGAAGGTTTAGGGTTAAAGTCGCGACGATTCCTTCAAACATCGACTTTGGCTGTCCCGGAGGGGTTCGAACCCTCGACCCCACGATTAACAGTCGCGTGCTCTGCCAGCTGAGCTACAGGACAATATTTACGAGTCTCTCGTTCAAGTTGCCAACATTCAAGACTCAGTATATTTGTTTTGCTCTTCAGCAAAAGGGGTTTTTCTCTCTCGGTTAAGTCTTTAATAGACCTTGCAACACCTTCCGTTAACCTCACCACGCATACCTTATTTTTAAGAGTTAAGTGTGTGGCAACCATTTCTCTCAGTTTCTATAAATATTATACAATATTTTTTATTAGAAATCAAATTTCCTTTTTGGCTTCTTCTTTTCTGGGATCGGGTATTCATCAACTTCGATTCCATGCTTCTTAAACCAATCAAATAACGCCCATCTTTCAGAACAAGGATTGGTCGGAGCTTCATGGACAAGAAGTACAATCTCAGGCTCTTCTCCATTGGTCACGACTCGTTGCGCTATGCTCTCAAAACGCCGCATCATATCATCAAAATCGAGAGCATCTAATTGCTCTCTATAATGCTGCATAAAGTGACATTTAGAGTTGTCATGATCGCAATTCCCACAGTAACCTTCGCCCTCTTGATGGTCTTTAGGCACAAAAGGCTCAGCCCGCAAGCCATTGAGGACTCCGCGTTTATCTAAATAAACATCACCTTGATATTTGTCATAGAACCACTTTGGATCCCACATCGCAGTAGAAAGAGCAACTGTATTTGGTTTCATAAATCGAACTATATAGAAATAAGAGATATAGAACTTCACAGGTCATCTCCTGCAATCTCAGAAACCAAATCTACCCAAAGTTCATAAGGAATAATAGGCACTACGCCATCATTCTTAGCATCTTCGATAATCTCCTCGATTTCAAAGACGCCGCCGCAGCAACCACAAATAATTTCATCCTTATAAGCGATTCCCGCGGTATAATGACCGCCATCTGGATCCCAGAACTTAACCTGAGTAGGTGTCTCAAAGAACATATCATTACTTCCTTTCCTTAACTTTCTATAAATATTATAACATAATATTTATAGTTTTTCAAATAAGGTTTGAAGCTGGCAGGGGTGAGAGGACTCGAACCTCTAGTCCCGGTTTTGGAGACCGGTGGTTTAACCATTAACCGACACCCCTATATAACCCTTGGTTCGTCTCCAAGGGGCGCTCAATCTTAAATGCCGGAGCTGTACGAACGGCGAGCAGCCTTTCTTCATTCCCCGTAAAGAAAGCCTGTAAAGATAGCTTAGTCAACTTTCGCTATCGGCGCTATGCCTCACCTTTATGCCTAGGTCATAAAAGGATTGCGCTATTGTTGATTGGCATTATGGAGCAAGATACCGGGTTCGAACCGGCCCTTTCAGTTTGGAAGACTGACGTGCTAGCCGCTAACACTAATCCTGCATAATGGTGCGCCAGGCGGGACTTGAACCCACGACTCTCTGCTTAAAAGGCAGATACTCTACCGACTGAGTTACTGGCGCAAACCTCAACCTTGTATATTTATTATACAATAATTTTTAATTTATTGCAAATAAATCTTTTTTCTCTGAAAGAGGTTCTTCCCTTACTTTCTATATATATTATATAATATTTTTTATTATATATCAAGAGAAGAAATAATCCCGTTCGTCAGCATCCATACTCAGCTGTTTGCGGAGTTCGCTGATGCGATAATTGAGACTGGGAGAATAGTTTCCATGCAGATTCCTACGCTTGCCTTTATTGCGTGTCTTAGCCGAACACATAGAACAACTACAATGAATTTTATTTTTACTATACTGATGAAGATTGTTATAATATGGATGCGTATCTCCATCATAGTAAACTTCTCTGGCAATACGACGCTTACGAAGAGCTTTTCGTATACTTACATCTCGATTATAGGCCTGTGAACGCGGTTTCCGCATACTATATATCACCTCTCCAAGTGTTTGGTAATAATAATGAAAGAGAGGGGTAATTATTTTAATTACCCCGCCCAAAATTTTTGCTTAGATACCCAATCGAGCACACAGGTCTGCAACCTTTGCCTTATCCTCTGCGCTCAACTCTGTTGGAGTAGCAGGTTTGCTCTCCCATGCTGCTGCATTTCCATCTGTTGCTGGGGCAGTAACAGGAACCGCAGATGCGCTCACTGGTGTCTTGGGCATTGTCAGTGCGATAGAAAGCTGAACAACTTCGCCGTTCGGACCATCTTTCACATTTACATAGAGCTTCTTGTCGATTAGACCAACAAAATCTTCACCAAAAGCTGCCTGAATAGTGGCAATAGCAGACTGCTTCGCCAAATCTCCTCGTCTTTGTGCCATATTAAATCTCCTCTTCCTCTTCTGCGGGCAGTAGCTCTTCGGTCATCGCACGATGGCAACATCCGCAGAATGGCTCTATCCCTTCAAAATAAATTTCATCTTCATCATATATTCTACGATAACAACTATGACAAGTCAAGAAAAAGTCAACATCCGCATCTTTTTCTGCGATGCACTTGTCGCATAGGAACTTATCGTCTCGGTTGAGATACTCCTCGCCGCAAACTGGGCAGATTACCTTTGCGCCGACTTTGATGCCGAATATCTCTTTGAATAGTTCTTCTTCCTTTTGTTTATTATCAGACGAATAGATCTCATTAAGGTAATTATCTATCATAGAAAAGTTTACCGCAACAACAGGACTATATGTACTCGAAGAAACTAAGTCACAATATCCAAGATAATCGCTTGTATCGACAATATCTCGCATATCATAAGTTCGTCCGCCTGCGTTAATCTGATTATAGGTCATCATCCTATTTCCAAATTTTCCGATAGCTACTTTGAATCCATAGTCCGCAGGCGGTGCAAAGTCTATTCGTGGAAATAGATTACTAACCATCCTATGAGTAGCTTCCAATAAGTCTGGAGAATCGTAGGGATACTGCCTATTATAGTAGATGCAAGTATATTGATTTGTATGAATTAACATTCTCCATTTCTTGTCAAACCATTCACTATCTTGCGGCAAACAGTTAAAATGCTTCTTTTCATTGGCAAGGTAGGCAACAATAGTAGTACCATCTACCATATAGCTTAAATCTCCCGAACGATAATCTCCATCAAGAGACTGGCAAGAATACCAGTTAGAATCGTTCTCCGACAATGTGAGAAAGTCTCTCGGATCAACAGAGAGATAGAGGTATCCTTCAATCTTATTTTCTTGGATATATCGTGATGCTGTATCCTGCGCCCATCTCGTTACCTCTTGATTGGGAAGAAACTTCTTGAAAGACTTAAGTATCTTCGCTCCTTGTGGGATATGGTATGTTGGATATGGTAAAACAACTTTATTCTCGAAAAATCCATCGGTGTTTACGCGAAGGAAAGTCTCAAAATCCTCGCTTAACACACCGTTATCATCAAGAGTAGAAATGAACTCATTGAACCTGCGGGATCGCTGCTCAGAGGAGAGAGTAACCTTAATAGGTTCCGCGCTTCTGATATATGTCTTGCCCTTAAACAACTTGATGAATGGAGCTTTTGCCTTTTCCCATTGCTCCATCATTTTTGTAGCATCTACATCGAATGGGAAGTCTTGAGAATGGACAAGAATTGCTTCGACTTCCTCTTTAATTTGATTATAAGCTCCAGTCAATCGGTGTCCCTCCCATGTCCGTTAGCAACTTATTAGCTGTTGAAAATGGTTTGCTGCCTCGAAAAGCAGGCGTCCCACGACATGGTCTTGTTGCACTAAAAGGACTTGGGTGGGAGGAAAGCACATAGGCTTTCTTAATTAGATTTTCTTTTACAATATGTCCGCCATTTTCATATACTGCCGCGCAAGAAATTAAATCTTTCAATAAATCCTGTGCGTTAGAACCCCACAGTAAGAATACAACTGGCTGCGGGAGCTTAGTAGCGGCTTGTAGAACAGACTTAGTGAATCTATCCCATCCCCACCGCACACAACTATTAGCTTGATGTTCATAAACTGTAAGTGAGGTATTTAGAAGTAAAACTCCATTTTCTGCCCACTTAGTCAAGTCACCACTTTCTGGTCGCTTAATACCAACATCCTCTTCCAGTTCTTTGAAGATATTTACCAACGAAGGTTGGAGAGGATTACCGGGAGCGATCGAGAAAGCTAATCCATTAGCCTGACCGGGTGTATGATATGGGTCTTGCCCTACAAGGCAAACCCGCACATCTTCAGGCGTCGTCAACTGTAATGCTCTAAAGATTTGTTCCTGCGGTGGATACAAAATCTTGCCGTTATCTCGCTCCTCTTGAGCATGAGCCTCAAGCTCAGTTGCCAAGCAAAGAGCATCCTAAGGGAGAATCTCAGACCACTTAGACATTAGAAACACTCCTTTTCTTTTATCTTATAATAATATTATATTATAATTAAAAAAGAAAATCAATTAGATTTTTCAATTAGTTTGAGTGAATCTTCAATCACAGTGAAGTAATTAGAGCATAGATGGCAGGTTCTACCGGGCTCTTTACAGCGCTGTCCGCAATTAAGTCTATGAGTTGCGAAATCTTCTTTGAATAAAAGATTGTTAATGTCATAAGGTAAGTTGACCATTAAATCTTTTAAGCTATAATTAAATGTACCTCTGTTGTAAATAGAAAAAAGTACATCTTCCTTATCCTTGTCAGGCTCATTAAAATCAATTACATCTATTGAAGTATAAAGTTTAAGGTCTTCCGGTCGGATAAAGAAGTCGTTAGCCTCTCCTCTTGTTAAACTACTATTAGGGGATAAAGTGGGAGATACGCGGATTTTAGTTTCTTTCTTACCTGCGGCAATCTTATCCATCTGAAAACCGAGCGGACCGTCGATATAAATATCTGATACGCCAAGGTCTTGAAGTTCAGAAAATGTCTCCCAATCTGTCGCAGGGAAAGCCAAATAGGCATGATAACCTTTAGTAAGCAACATTCGCAGTTGGTCTAGCTGGCCGCAACTAATAGTATAATTGTCGGTAACAGTTTTAATTAAATCAATCTGCTCTTGTTCTTTTGCAGAGAAAGAGCTATTCTTCATTGTGATGTTGTATCGCTTATCAGGATTATCTTTAATAAAGGTAAAGATAGTTCCTAGCTGGTTGATAGGGCATCTAATCTCTTGTGCCTCTTGCTTATATTGTGAATGGTAATTAACGCTAAAAATCATGTTTAAGCCTCCATTTCTTCTATATTTATAGTAGCATAATAATCTTTAATTGTCAAGCTATGAAATTGCCAACTAGATTGACAGTTTTAATTGTTTTTGTTATAATAAATATAGAAACTAAAAGAAAGGTTTGGAAGTCTCATGTTTCCTATTATTGTATTGATTATTGTGTACGCTATTTGCTGTGTTGTTTCATTCCCTTGCGGGCCTCGTTTCTTCTTCTTTTGCTTAAAAAGAAAGCTCGGTCGAATGACCGAGCTTTCCAATATGAGCTATTCGATTAAGCCAGCTTACGATAGCCAGAGAGCTTCTTTGCCTTGCCAGCAACCTCGATAGACACGCTGTCCTTTTCAGCCAGCTCAGCCTTTACGCACTGGGTCAGACGAGCAGTCACCATCTGAGCAGACACATCCTCGTCGCCGATAGCCTTGACAATCTCAGGGATAGTCATGAAGTTCTCAGTGGACATGACATCAAGGATACGAGCACGGAGAGCATCGCCCTCATCACGCTTAGCCTGAGCGCGCTTAGCAGCAGCCGCAGCCTTATTGTCCAGAAGCTCAATCTCATGAGCAATGAACTCGCGCAGAGCGTCGCAGGTCATGTCTTCGTTCTCGAAAGTAACACCCTCGGACTCAATCTGGTCCACCATGGTCATCAGGGTGTTGTAGCATTCGCGCTTGGTAATCTTCTTAGTGTTAGTCATAATAGGGTTCTCCTTTTCATCATTTTATGTATTTATTATACGAAAAAATTTCTCAAAAGTCAAGAGTTCGTCAAACATTTCCTTGCGGAATGGAATGTATCTTTGTTTTTCCTTTCCCTTAACTTCTATATATATTATAGAATATTTTTGAGATTTTTTCAAGTTTTATCTTGCGGCTAGCATCTACTTTACATAGTGGTGATGCCGATAATGGCGATGCTAGCAAAGAAGATACAAAAGCCAGCTTCGATAATCGCAGAAGCTCGATAACGCCGATCGACAGAAATGCCGCAGTTAAAGCCCCATAGAATAGCGGCAATAAGATTGAGAATAATAGTAGGTTTAGGCATTGATGTTGATCCACTCCTTATTCTTTGCTTTCTTGTCGAGGATCGCAGCTAGTTCAGCAGGCTTCTTCATGTGGCGATCGTCGCCATTTCTGAACTCGTCCCATCCAAGAATGAGATATTTGAGATGCTTAGGAGCATCTTCGGGGAAAGTATCCGTGCTTACGATGTGCCAGCCAATACCGACAGCATAACGAGCGCAGGAATGCTTCAGCCACTCTTCATCGGTGGAGCGAGCGCCGCGGATAACAAGGATAGGCCCCTTATCGAAGCCACGAGCGTGCTTCAGACCATCCCAGCCCTTGTCTTCACCATCTTCGAGTTTCTTACCGTAGTTCTTGGCAAACTCTGCATCAGTATACCAACGCACGGAGCGAACAGTACCAGTCTTGGGGTTTTTCACATCGACATAATACTTGCCGCCCTTAACATACTGCTCTTTCACGATGGGAAAATCTTTGAAGCTAGGTGCTACCATATCTCTTATCTCCTTTCAGTTACCAAGAAATCTTAACGAGAATGCTCTCATACTGCGGGAACACGTCGCGCAGGTACTGCCGCACACACAGTTCCTCGCTCTCGCAGAATTCATCTTCACGAGTATTCTTGTAGGCGTACTCCTTGAAGCAATCATTCATGAAATCTTCGGGGAACAGCAGAGTGGGAATCTCTACATCCAAGTCATACTGCTGCTTAATTGCTTCTTCAAGGTCATAAGAGCTAACCGTAGGCATCATTTTTGCTTTCATTTGTTATCTCCCTCACTTTCTATATATATTATAATATATTTTTTATAAAAATACAAAGAGATTGATAGAGGTAGTCTATTAATCTCTTACGGGTATTTACTCTTCTTTTATTAGACACTTCAATTTCTCTTCCAAATAGGCTTTGGATTCGTCATAGACATACTTATAGCAAGCTAAGGCGGTTACATCGCCAACTGCGAAGCCTGCATAGGGCCGTCCCGCATACATCAGGTCATAACTTAGAAAGTAACTGCCATTTTCATACTCAGGCGGATCACATTGAGGATTATAGGGGCGCTCATATTCCTCTTTAATTTCGCCATGCTGAAGCAACCAAGCTTTGTAGTCCTCAAGTTTCATTATCCTTAACCTCCTCAATCTTATAATCGTACTCAGTCTCTTCGAGTAGTTTACCGAACTCGTAGCCCGAAGGTTTGCGACCACGCTCAGCGATTGCTCTTGTTTGGACAAACATCAGAGCCAGTTGGAATGCCCGGTCCGCAATCTCATATTCTTTTGTTTCAGAGTCAATAGGAAAGCGATCCTCGAAGGTTTTGGAATGGAGAGACACGGAAATGACGGCAGTTCTCATATAACAGCACCAATCCTTTCTTACCAGTTGTCGTTAGCCTTACTTGCATCCTGATTCATAGTCGTTAATTCTTGACCTTCGCTATTACAAGGGATTTCAGTGGCAAATTTTCCTCTATCAATATAGTTACGAATGATATCGCGAGGAAGTGTGATAACATTTTGATCATCATGGATAAATTCAAGATTCTTGATACTCTTGAGCATTTCTCCATAAGTGGATTCTAAGATCGCGGCAGCTTCTCCAAAGTTATCAGCAAAACTCAGACCAGAGGTAATGAAGAAGTGACCGCAATTATCTTGGTCAGTATCATATAGAACAACTTCATAAGCGAATACTGTCTTCATAGTTCTATCTCCTTAAGTATGTAGATTACATAGTTGAAGCATTAAATCTTCATAAACAGCTTCTGCGGCTTTTGCATCTTTATATTCTAAAGTTATAGCCGGTGTTATCTTACTTGTTATGATAATAAAACGAGAACCATATAATTTAGATATCTTGATAATATCATCCTTAGCAAGAATATATTGACGGTCGCTATCTGAAACATATATATGACTATTTTCCATAACTTCTCCTTTCTCATATCTTTATATATTTATTATACAATAAATATATAAAAAAATAAAGCCTCTCAAAAGAGAGGCTTTAAGAGTTTTAAGGCAAAGGGATAAACTCAAGGTTGTCGTATACATTTGGATAGTAAATGCCCACCCAAAAGTTACGCTGGATTTTCTTGCAATATGCTAAATTTCCGTTCCACTCACGGATTTCATCCATTAGTTCTTTTTTACCAATGTCGTTATCATTATCATAGAGATTATTCTCTAATTGATAGGTTAATGACTCATATTGGGTTTCCCATTTAGCGACAGAGGCATCCGCGCCAATGTAGACAGACGCTAATCCGATAGTGCTTATGAGTAATGCTATAAGGGTAAGGGCAACCGCGATAGTCGCGAGAAGATGCTAACCGCTCATTTCATCTGTGTGTATAATAGCTAATACACTTATTGCGAATAGAGCGATAAAGATAAAGAATAGCATATTTTCCTCCTTACTTATCCTGCGGAGTGAACATGGCAGTGAACGGATTGGAGCCGCCCATCATCATGGACATCATCATCATCTTGCTGAAGTCGTTGTCAGAATCATCGCCCATGACAGAGGACATCATCATAAACGGCATCAAGTTGCCAAAGGGATTCTCCGCAGAGGGCTGTGCGGCATTGAAGTTCATGAGGGAGACAACCTTGGTTACGAAATTGAAGCCGAACATATTGGTCACAGGCACAACAACCTTAGCCTCAGAGTTCAGAATGTCGATGCAGTGGATACCATTTTCCTCAACAGACTGGACATACATAGGCTTGCCACGATGCAGCACCATATCGCCAGCCCGCAGGTCTTTGATAGCCGCAGGCATCTTGTAAATCATCTTCTGGAAGTCGAAAGTGAAGCCGGTAACATCGACAGTCGCGCCGGTTGCTGCGTTGTAAGTGAGATATTCGCCCTTAGAGCTGCGGACAGCGATGCCATAGGGACTCAAAGCTACAACGCCAGGCTCAGTAAAGGGACCAAAATCGAAATTCATGGTAGGCATTTTCATAGTATCATTCTCCTTAATATTGGTTTTAGTTTCAACCATCTCGGTGGTAGAAACATAATTATCGTAAAAGAACTGACCGAAGCCATTATCTTTATACGAGGTATGGAAAAGAGTTGTAGAATCATTTTTTACGAGGACATCGCCGCTATCAAATGAGATAAAAATGAGTTGACAGCCATTTTTAATTTTTCGATAGATGTCATAAGGGATTCGGTTTTTGTATTGTTTGTTACTAATGGCATCTCCAAATTGTTCTAAGATGTGATTGATTCCATTTTGATTATAACAAAAATTTTCAGCCAAATGTATCACTTCCTTTTGTTTAGTCGCTCATCCAATCAAGGATGATAGGGAGTTCGACCTCGGGCGTCCGCAAGAACCCAATGTTATCTTCATGCAGATCCCAAATATGCCAATCGTCACAGAAGATAGCGAACTTTTCGAAGAACTCCTTGCTATAATTCTCGACGATAGACTTTAGCCAAGTGAGATTACGCGTAGGAATACGCCGCACGACAGTCATGGAGATACCCGGAATGACCTCGCCTTGTTCGTCCCAGCCAATATTCTCATAAGCAACATGAGAAGCAGGGACAACAATAGGTTGAATCTCCAGATAATTTAACTCGAAGGCTTCAATATCGGGGTTCTGGCGCCATGTATGATAGTGGGAGTCATAGGTATATCGAGAAGAATTTGTATCATCGAGTTGAGTGACAGGCAGATTGACAGGGAGCTGATGGAAAAATGTAGGCACGAACAGCTCCAGAATATTAGCTTCCTCCGCTGCGGCGAGAAGAGCCTGCTCTCTCTTAGTTTCGTTGTCAGTTGAGCAGAACTTTACCACGATAGAGTCAGAAGCATGATAAGCTTCCTTGAAAGCTCCGCAAGAAAAACAGTTAAACACTCCGCCGGGAGCGCAATGCATTTCGAGACAGTTGCCGATGCCCTCTACCGTATCCCGCAACTGGACAGCTTCTTTCTCTTGCTGATCTGCGGGAACGCAGTTATTGAGCACCTGCAAGAAAGACTTCTCGATCTCTCGTAAGAAGGTTTGAATCTCTGGCGAGTAAGTCTCAATGCCGTGAAGTTCAAGCGTATTTACCATTTCTTTTCTCCTCTCCTTTCTTATATAAATATAATAACATATAATTATAATAATTTCTAATAGGGCGGTAAGGTTGGTATTATTACGAAAGATACGAGGATAAGACGAAAGAGTATGCGGGTTGGCAGAAAAACTGGGGATAAAATTGCCATCCCGCGCTAAAATTTAGGACATTGGTCTTAATGATATATTTGTCCGTTTTTTTCTAATGAGTTGTCCGAAAATTTCTAATGATGTGTCCAAAATTTTCTATTGTGTTGTCCAACTTTTTCTAATAAGTTGGACAAAACTTTCTGGTTGGGATCAATTAATTGATTTAACTGAATTTTTATGTTATTATGAGAACAGTAAAGAGAGGAGTTTCTTTATGGTAAAAACCATTGATACTCGATAGATGCCATGCCGCAAGGACATCACGAGTAATAAGAGTTATTGTGATTTATTATTTGCTTGGATTCAATGCAATTCTGAGCGGGTTACGCTACACAGTCAAGATAGATAGATCGAGAAGAAGAAGTGCTAGTTTACTAATATTGAACGAGAGATGACAGACAGTCAAGGTAATAAAGTCATGGGGCGAAAGACGATTGCTAAATATTTCCATTGGTTAGTAGAATAGGGTTTTCTAGTAGAAGATGAGAAATATTATAAGATAATTGTGTTTGATAAAGAAAGCGCGAATATTCTACAATATAAGACTTTATCGATTCTGACTAATGTATTGCGCCCGCACGTAATAGATATTTATTAGTATTTATTTGGTAGATTTAAAGCAGCGGACGAGAAACCATATCTGGTTACAGTAGCATAGATGAAAGAGTATATAGGGGTAGCAACAACAACAACTTCTAATAATGCAATAGTGATGGACTCATTAGAGATTTTGAAACGATTATAGCTGCTTGATTTTTAGTATGTATAGACCGAAGAAAAGAAAACAAATATACAAATTGATTGGGTTGTAGATCGTCTGCCCGATCTGTGAAACTAAGGTGAGTTGTCCAAAAATTTCTGATAGTTGTCCGTTTTTTAGATACCGTATTAATATATAGTTTGGCTTCGCCAAACGGGACGAGATTAAAATCTCTCCGAGCTTCGCTCTCCGAGATTTTAATCTCTTTCGGTCGCGCAAATAAGAAGGAGGAAGATTATGGAACCTAAAAGAACATTACATAGTGGTAATTTAGTAAGGGGTTTCCACGTAGGAGATAGGAAGCTTTTTAT